GCCGACGACGCTACGGGCGTCTCGGCGACCCCTACGCTGACCTGGAGCGTCGACGGGTACACCGACAACGTAGATGTCTATTTCGGGACCGTCAGTGGCTCACTGACCTCGATCGGCAACCAGCAGACCAACAGCTACGCCCCGGGCTCGGTGAACTACAGCATCGAGTACTTCTGGCGGATCGACGCCAACAATGCCTATGGGACCACTACGGGCACGGAATGGAGCTTCACGGTGGCGGATGAACCCGCAACGCCCACGACCAATAACTTTGCCGACGACCCCAACTGCGTGGCCCTGTGGCGGCTGGAAACCGGATACCTGACCACCGACAGTATTGGCTCGAACACGCTGTCCAATCTGGGTGTAGTCGCCTCGTCCGCCGCCCACCAGGAGGGCGATACATCCGGCCTGTGGGATACGGCCAACGGAGACGACTATCTCGTGATTGCCGATAGTGCCCTGTCGGCTGATTTCCCGCTCAAGAGCGGTGGGGACGAGAGCACCATCTCCGTCTGTATGTGGGTCTATTTCGAGTCCGATCCGGACGGAACGCTCCAGTTTATCTGGACCAAATGGAGCGATACCAACAAAAGCGTCGGCCTGTTTGTCTACGATTCTTCCGGCATCCGGTGGGGCCTGGGCAACGGGGCCACGACCGAGGAGCACCAGCACATCAGTACCGCCGTGCAGGTCGGACGCTGGTATCACATCGGCGCCACCTACGACAGCTCGAACGATTCCTACCGCCTGCGTATCTACGATGCGACGGCCGATTCGGTCACAGAGGATACTGGCACGAGCACGGTGAGCGTCGGGACCTGTGCCGAGCCGGTGAGTCTGGGGTCCGATGCCGACCGGGCGGATTCTTTGGATGGAAGACTCGACGAGGTGGTGGTATTCAACGACATCTTGACGGCCGCTCAGATCGACGCCATCCGCAACGGCACGTATCTGGTAGAGCAGGCCGTAGGCACCCGACCTCACAGACCCATCATTGTGAATTTCAACTGAGGCCCTAAATGGAAGAGGACGAACGCTATACGGAGGTGTGCAAACCAGCTTTTGCGCGCATGGAACAGGAGATGCGGGACCACCGCAAGGACACGCGGTCTATCCTGAATTTATTACAGGGGGAGAACGGCAACCCGGGCATGGTAGACGACGTGCGCAACCTAAAGCTGTTTCGAAAGGGTACGATCGGGACCGTGGCGTTTTTACTGACGACCGTAGTCGTCCAATTCGTCGCGTGGGTACGTAGTAAATTGGGCGGATAGATATATCCATTAGGGGAATTGGAGTCATGTCCGAAACCCTGGACATCTTGGTGGCATTGCGGGGTGCACTGGATAGATGGAAACTCCAGGGCCACGATTCTGCCCACCGTCTGCGGGAATTGAAGGAGCGCATTGTATCGGCGTGCGAACTCGGTCCCGCTCAGATTGCCGCCCTGCCACATGCCGATCTGGAGTTGTATTTCACGCTGAACGACTACCTCGACGACAGTATCGAAGAGTTTTCTGGAAAGTGAGCGCTAGGGCACTGATATAGCCATCGTGCCGGTGTGCCATCTGTCTATCGTGCTCGGACAGCAGGCTGCTATCCTGCACCGCCTGGCGCCACCGCGTCGTCATATCCTGCCTTTCAGGACGTGATAGCGGCGAAGCTGAATAGCGTGATGCCGCATATCTGATGTTTCGATAATCGAAGTCACTAGATCGTCATAGTCCCAGCCCAACAGTTCGGCCATGGCGCGGGCGATCCTGGGCATGGGAAAGTGATCGCCTGTGATGTAGCGGCCGGCCGACACCTTACTGATGAACAGATTCTCCGAGAGCCACTTCTGAATCCCGGAGCGTTTGTCCGCTGCGTACTCCAGACATGCGACCTTCTGTATCCGCTCTATCAGTTGGTCGTGAAACAGGTCTGTAACGATGGGCGCCTTGGCCTTACCCTTGAACGTTACCGGGCAGTCGGCCACATTGGAAAGCACGCCGATCAACTCTTCGCATTCCTCTTTGTCCAGTACGGCAGAACATCCGTCCGGCCGCTCCGGGTGGATCTGAAACACAATCTGCTGCTCGTTCAGTCGGATCAGGCTCATGGGCCCAACCGTCCCTTTGATCTCGTCGAGTTCGGTCATACGGTCAATCTCCAAGCGTCGCCTCCTCTTGTGGCATTATCAGGCACAGCGTCACCGAGACGTAGCACCAGCAAAAAAATCTATGGAATGTAAACGGGAACGCGGCGAAGTGAAGCAAATAGTAGGCTAAGGGCAACACCAGCAACGGCCAGGATTGCCGGGTGACTCTTAGGGAGGCCAGAGCGGCCACGAGTCCGAACATATGGGACCACATACTGCGGTATAAGAGGACGTAACGGTGCTTCATTACCAAGGCATAGACTTCGAAGGGTACTCCGGGCGTCTCCTGATCGACAGGGATTTTGGGCAGTTGGAACATCGGGGCGACAATATCGCGGTAGAACCACTCGCTCCACGGCGGGCAGTTGTAGTAGTGCCCGAGCCCCATATAGAGGGATGCCGTCACGGCCAGAGTGACCATCTTCCACCGCCATGGAATTGGGATAAGCCACACCGCCAGCCCGGCGAAGATGACCATATCCGGTCGAACAAGAACCGAGAGCGGAATCAAGACAGCACACCATGGGCGCCGGTAGTAAGCCAAAACCAACAGCGCCACCAGCGCCGCCATGGAATCCGGCGAGGCGGTATTGCCCAGCATATCGAGTCTCCAGCCCACGGCGCAGATGGCAGTCGTCGCCACTCCCCTCCAGTGCCCCCCCACAATGACGTAGATGGGCCACAGGCACGCCCCGGCGCAGATCCCGCTCACGACGTAGCAGACCAACCCGAGAGGGATTCCACACCGCCACAGGGCGTAACAGACGTAGCGGTAGATGACCCGGGGCCCTCGCTTGCGTCTGCCCCAATATTGCTTGAGTAGTTGCGGCCCGGTCTCAGGCGACGAACTGGCCACCCGGCCCGGATTCGCCGCGGTGAGATCATGCCACTGCTCCGGCGTGCAATACGGCTTCGCCGCCAGCCTCACGTCCCGATGGAAGTCGGAGAACTCCTCGTCGGTGGTACAAGCGCGATCAATTCGCATGATGGAGCCGATATAGGCGAAGATGTCGCCGTTGCCTTGCCTGCTGCCGATCGAGCACCACGCCACCAGAACCATCAAGATGATGAGCAACACGATTGTTATGGACTTGGTCATTTCAGCTACCTTTGCTCGTTCAGTCGGATCACGACCATGGGCCCTACGGCCCCTTTGATCTCGTCTAGCTCGATCATGGCTTGGCCTCCGGGTCTTTCACGCCAGCGGCAGTAAGCTGTTCGTAGAGCCAGTCTCCCAAGCGCGCCGCCGACCACAGTTCACCGGCACTGTCAGTGATTAGCTTGCTTGCCACCTGTGCACACGCAATCTGTAAGGTGTCTGTCTCCAGCTCGGGCCAGACGACATCTGGGTACTCCTTCGCGAAGAAGCGTAGGGGTGTCGTGTATACGATGTTTCTGTATACATCGGGCTCGCCCTCACAGAACCCCACTCTACCGAAATCAGCAGTCAGGTATTGCACATGCGCGAGCGATCCGTTGATTATACCTCGTCTCACCTGCCCCTCCCAGACGCTGGTCGGGTCCAGCAGCATTGACTTGCCATGTGTTGGACCAAATCCGCTCCGGGTCTCAGTCGTACCCCAACCATCATCAGCAACGTAAACAATAGTTTGCCAACTATCGTTCACGTCGCCCTTGACACGCATTCCACGTTTGAAGCCGCCCCCGGCGTCTGCTACTGTCCGTTTCTCGTTCACCTGGATATCCTTTCAGTCATTCAAATAAGGCCATCTGCCCACCCTCGTTCGCCCGCTCGCAGCACCAGCCGTTCGACAGGCATGAGAAGCACGCCAGGAGCCCACAAAGAGGGCACTTGGCCATAAAGGGCACGAACATCCCGACCTGCCCGATCTGGCCCGTGGTGCGGGGCTGGGGCGTTGAATCGTAGTCGCTCTCGGTGGCGTGAGAGCCGCACACGGCACACAATGTAACCTGGATGGTGGCGGTGTCGTTCATGATTCGGACTAGGCATTCAGTTCAAACAAGCACGCCTGTTCCTGCCTAGCTTCAATGCCTCGCTCGCAATTACGGAGGCAGGCGTCGTAGTATTCGTCTTTGATCTCGCATCCGTAGAATCGGCGGCCTAATCGCAACGATTCAAATGCTTCGGACCCAATCCCGGCAAAGGGACTAAATACGACTTCGTCAGGATTGGTATACAAATGCACGCAACGTGATATCACTTCCAGCTGCAGGGGGCATATGTGCTTGGTGTCGTTTTCGCCGCGACCTTCTACCACATTCAGGGTGTTCGTTTCTCGTATGCCGTACCAAGCACTGTCGGCCCACTGAATCCAGTCGTTCCTCGAAACCTCCCCCTCTGAATCAACAGGAATGCTATTTTCGCCGGGTGCCCTGAATTTGATGAGATAGTCGCCCAGACACCCCCTGGATTTCGCTCGGTCCGACTCCAAGCCGGCAAATTGTAATTCCCTGCTTTTGTTGCGTATGGCTTGCGCCTGGGGGTTCTTCGGGACAAGCCAATCATACTCATAGACGAGACCAGCCCTTTGGCCGATACGGATATTGAGGCCGCGAAAATCAAACAGACCAACGCCTCCCGACCTTTTCATTCGTGGTATCTGCATGACGTGAACGATTGCCACCCGACCAGGTTTCAGGACCCGCAAAAGGCCGCGATAGAAATAGCTCAAGTGAATTTTGAGTTCACTGCCGGAGTCGTCGCAGTTGCCCATGTCCTCGGGCAATGACGTATAGGCGTACAATGCCGGAAACGGTGGGGAGAACACCGCGAAATCCACACACTGCTCATTCATTTTCGCCATGTGGATAATGCAATCCTCTTTGGCGACAACATAAGGCTCTTTACCGAAGTACAGCATGTCTATTCTCCCAATAGGTTGCGAATATGGCTTCTTGTTGCTCAGTGTCGGATTGGACCTGCTTAGCTTTGCGCAGTACGTTCTCTACCATGGGAGCTTCGGCTTCCGTGATAGGGATATGGACATTAAGCGGACGGGTTGATCCGACACGATTGGACCGCTTGACAGCCTGATAGAAGCTCTCGTAAGAATCCTGCAGGCCACTGAATATCTGTCGCGTTGCAACCTGTAGATTCAGGCCGAACCCGAGGATTTTGGGTTTCGTAATCAGTACCTTGCGCCTCCCTTCCTGGAAATCCGCCAGCAGGCTCACGCGGTCCGAGTGCTTGGTTGACCCTGTGATATTGGCGGCATCTGGAAACGCCTTTGCTATCTGCTCTTGCTCAGCATTGTACAGGCACCATATGATTGTGGCTTCCTCCGGCCAGCTATCGACAAGCTTCTGTATGTACCGAGTCTTATTCTCTGGGATCTTTGTGCCGTTGTGTCTCCCTTTGCTGATCTGGCTCAACTTGCTGCGAGTGCTAATGCCGCCGACATGAGAGACAAATAGATCGTTGGTCACTTCCTGGATGCTTATGCGTTGTTCCGCTGTCAGGGGAACGTCGTGGATATGAATGTTGATGGGCGGTATGTCGTGCGAGTGGTCCTGCCATCCGTACCGTGCTGGAGTCGCCAGAAAAATGGACCAGTCTGCCAGGGCCGTATAGAATGCGTTGATGGCGTGCGGTTTTATCTCCCAACGATTCTGCACCTGTCCCCTGTTGACAAAGAACCTGGCGAGAAATGCGTTGATAGTCGGGAATGCTCCCATGGCCACGGCATGGTTCGCGTATTCTATACGATCGTTCGGGGCCGGTGTCCCGGTGCCACACAAAACCCAATCGAGCCCTTTAGCCAATGATACCAATTGGGTACCCCACTTGCCATAATGGGACTTGAGCATGCTCGACTCGTCAATGACTAACCCGCTCAGACGCTGATTGTGGACGTCATGGTTCATCGCCTCAAAATTGGTTATGCCTAACCGGCCTCCTGCGTTGCACCAACCCTCGATGTCATGGGCGTGCAGTTTTTCCCACTGCAACTCGTCACCATAGAATCGGCTGCTCTCGCTAAGCGTTTGGTCCACCACCATCAAAGGGCACACGAGCAAGACTGCCCCGTCTGTGTTCTTGAGAACATGCCGTATCCACTCGAAGTATATCAACGTCTTGCCCAAGCCACAGTCAGCAAAGATGCTGAATCGCTGAGCGTCCAGAGCGAGCCTCGCAATGTCTCGTTGGTAGTCGAATAGAAATGGGCTGGCCTTGTACGTTAGGCGTCGCTTTTCAACAGGTTTTATCCTCAGCATTTTTGCGTATCGCGATGGAACAACCGCCGTCCTTCCAATAAATTTGTAGACCGGCAGTCGTTTGATACGCAGGAACATTTCATAATCCGATAACGACTCCATGCTGAGCGGTATTTCTATTGTAGATGGCATCGTAACTCCCTGATGATCTTGTTGACGTACTTCGATTGGAACTCCGCGTTTGTCATTCTACCGCCACGCTCAACAATACCACAATGTATGGCCGTTCAGACGCCAGCCCTCTTCGTAAATGCCACGCCGCGTATCTGTGTGATGGCACCTTCTCGCTCCACACGCGCACCGCTCCCGTGTGTTGCGGTAAACATCGACCAGGACGTTGCCGCCGCAGAACGCGCAGGGCCACCACGTCAATCCTTTCTCTGATTGCTCATCCGTCGTCCTGACAAGCCCCTGGAAGAACGCCCCACGTTTCGCAGTCGGGACGGTAGGTTCGTTCCCGTCGCGAATCTCTATTCTCATCCCAATGTTCATTCTACGTTCCTATTAACCATCTTGTCCCGGCTCCCGTTCCACCGCGTCCAACATGGCTCGCGTTGCGTATTCATGCCGCTTGGTCCTTGTTCATGTCAACTCCTTCTGTGTTACCGTCCTCGTTTGTCTTTTCCAGTCTTCTGGATTATCAGGCCCTGACGCAGCCTGCTGGCGATTCTCGGGTCAAACGAGCTTTCTATCTCCTCCAAGGGCTTGTTGCTGGTGATCAGAGTCTCAAGCATATCCTCGGAGCGGGAATCGAGAATCACCAGCAGGACACGTAAGCTAAAATCACTCTCCTGCCGCCCAGCACTGACCGTGGTGCCGATGTCCTCGATAATGAGCGTGTCAGCCGCTATGAGGGGCTCGATTACAGTCCACTCAGTCTCAACTGCTCTCGGGGAGAATGTGCCTCGGATGCGTAGACAGAGGCGTTCCCAGCCCTCTCGGTGGACGCGGTATCCGTTTTCGATGCGATGCCGGGCCATCGCGGCCATAGCCCACGTTTTTCCTGTGCCTGGAGGTCCCCACAGGTAAATACTCTCGCCCTCCTTTGCGCCGAGCAGGGCGGTGCACAGGGCACTAGGAAGTGTCTTTAACGTGGCGTTTGCGTACCTGGGACGGACGATCTGCACCACAGATCGCATGCGCTCCCCCTCTGGCAGTTTCTCATGCTGGAGTTTACGGAAACACCGCATACAGAGTGTAGGCACAGCAGATCGACGATGGGTCTTGCCGCACATCCCACACTCAATCGTCGCCGATAGTGATTCCCTCGGCGATGTCAGTGCCTCCAAAACGCCTCTGGCTTCGACTAGTCGTAGAGTTTTTGGGTGCTCCATTGTCGCGCATCCTTTTCCAGTTCCGAACCGCTGCCTTCCAGTCCTTCAGTTTCTTCGACGAGCCCTTGCCAGTGACCCATCCGCATGAATCATAATGGTCCAGGAAGGCGTCACCGTCTAGGTCGAATTGGATCGTCTTGGCGTAGTCGCGGATAATCTTGGCGGTGAGGTGCCTGAACGCCTTTGGGCGGGTGACGATCTCAGCGTCTATGATGTCGGATTCATCCCCCTTGATGTAGCCCGTTCCGTTGCAGCGGGGGCACTTGGTCTTTCCCTCCGGCGCAGGGGGTTTGTCCTTCTTTGACGAGTGGATGTAGCCGGAAATCTGGCGGTTGGCTTGCGACTTCGAGATGCCAATATCCTGGCAGTATTGCTCCCACGTCGGCAACGTCGGCGCACATGCGCCGAGGTCCGACCTCCGGCCCTGGGCCTTCAATGCCGCTCTCGCAGTAGCAAGCTCATGCACCAGCGTCGGCCACATGGCATCGAACTGCTGCACCATGGGTTTCACGGCGTTGACTGATACGTTGTAGTCCCAATTGCGGGGAATCTCAATCTCGTCCGGTGAGATCCTCGCTAACGCTGTGTCGGCTTCCTGCTTGTTAGTCATGCGACACCTTTTTGCGGGTACGTTTCTGTTTTGGATGTTTCACTGCGGGCGTGTGATTCTTGCACGATTCATTCCCATCGGTCTCGTGATATCGTCGGACTTGGTGATCGTCCCACTCGTGGACGATCCAGCCCATGAACTTGCACTGGCCGTTGTCTGGTATCCAATGGTCGCAGGTGCTACAGTTGCGTTCGGTGGTCATATTCATTCATCCTTCCTGAAAGAGCGCTATCTGCCCGGTCCGTTTCGCTTTCATTTCATTCGCTTTCGTTCGTCTTTACGGATTGCATCCATTAACATTCGGTGTAGTCGCCTGTTTTGTCTGGCCCAGATGGCGTCCCCGGCGGCGTCCCTGGCGGCGGCGTCCCTGGTGGCGACCCAGACGGCGGCCCCGGCGGCGAAGCAGGCGGCGGCCATGGCTTCGGCGCTAATCGTTGGATCTCCGGTGCGAAGGTATGTCCGCACTTCATCTGGTGCATCCCAAAGTGAGATAACATCTAATGCACACAGCCGGGCGAAGTGTCTTACCACGTCGGACACATCAATTCCACCTCGGAGATATGTCCGGTCCGAGCAGGCGGCTTTGTTACGTTCAACAACGACGGTCCCATGGCCTCGCACCCGCCAGACAATATCACCAGTGGAATAACTGAGTGCGTCCAAAGCGTTCACGCTCAGATTCAGTCCGTTTATGCAGGGCATGATCCTTCCATTGACGTGATGAGTACACCCGAGCTTAATGGGCCTGCCGTCGCCATTTGGCAGGACTCGTCCGGCAGAAAACCACCAACCGTCTATATGATCTGGATGTGCCATGCAGCGAACCTCCCGTGCAACAAAATAGGACCGGGCGGCGAGCAGACACCTCAGAGGAAGTGAACCGCGCCGGTCCTGATGATTGCGTGTTTGAATATCAAGGTGCCTGCTCTACAGACGCGACTATACCGTCATGGCGCGCCACGTCAAATAGAATCTCCATCCCGTCCCGGCTGGCATATTCCGGTATATACCTTTTAGTCATATACCATTGGTATCAGACTCTTCGTATGCCACTATAATGTCATTCCATCCAAGCTGGCCAAGCGTCCATTCAAGCCCGGCGGCTATATGGCCCAGCGCGGCCAACTCCGTCATAAGTTCTGTGCGTTCGGCGCCGCGCAACACATCCAACTGACTGACGCGGCGCCCAATATACCGATGAATCTCGTAGACCTTAGCCTCAATATCCTTGGCCTTTTTCATGGCCTGGTCTCCCAGTTATCCAGGGTTACAGCAAGTTGATTGGATATGGTCGTAATAATTGGCCTCTGAGTGTGAAACGATTTCTATGTTTTAGGAGTCTGTCGCCCTTCTCTGAATTGCACTTGCGGTGAAGGAGTTGGATATTGTGCCACGCTTTCAGACCGCCCTTACTTTTGGGAAAGATATGGTCAAGGGTAGCCTCCTTGAAGGTGAGCAGTTGTCCGCACCACGGGCAGAGTCCGTGCTGCAACTGTAGAAGTGTTTTCTTGCGCCATCCTTTGCCGCGACACCTGCGCTTCATCGCTCATACCTCCCACTTAGCCAGGGCTTCCAAGCAGACGGCGATCTGCTCTTCGGGGGTGGCAGGAAAACCCCACCAGTAGAGGACTTTCAGCACTTCCTGACGAGCTTTGGGGTACAGCAACGGGTAGATGTCATATAGTGCCGTCGGTACGTCAGTCGAGACGTGTACGAGGTAGTGCCTTATTAGCTGCTCGGCGATGTCAGCCGCCGAGCCTTCCAGCAGGGGAGGGACGGGGCAGCCAGGGGCTTCAAAGTGGATTGTGTCTACCTGCTTGTATCCCCTTTCTGGAAAGTCTCCGTCGCATCGCTGACAGACGAAGGCGGGGACGTTGTTATTGTCTCTGTCTCGTGTCAATCCCGTCACGTGTCTCCAAGGCTTCTCCGTCAGCACTGCCGACGCCAGCGGCCGCACCGCCGCCATGAACTCGTCAGTCCGGTCCTCTTTCAGTAGCTGTAGGGCTTCAGTCAGGGTCATGGCTTCTCCTCTCGCAGAAGGGCAGTAAGTGCTTTCCAATGTACTCTGTGTAGGCTGGGGGGATAGCCTGGGCAAGCTCGTGCCGAGTTTTCATCCAGCCGATGCCCATGGCTTCCGCGCCTTCGGCAAAAATGAAGTTGTGACCGGCCACACAGATGTACCCGTTGCGGCCCCTGGCTCTTGTCGAATATCCATCCTTGGCCCCAGTGCTTCCGTCATGGATGCCGTGCCTGGGTTGCTCCAGTGGTGGCTCCGACTCGAACAGCCTGTGCCGAAAGACCTTCAGACCGAACATCGTTCCGCAAAGAACAATCGGACTCCATAGTGGTGAGCCAGGCACATTCTCAATCACCCACGGTTTCCTGTGCGCGCCGGACCACCGCTTCAACGCTTCTCGGACCGGGGCGACGAGGTCGGGGTGCTTGTCCCCTGAATTGTGAATCTTGCGGCCTACGCTGTACCGCTGGCACGGCGGGGAGGCGTGAACGACATCGAAGAGTGGGCCGAGGGTCAACAAGGCTTCGTGCCAGTCCTTCTGGAAAAATTCGAACGGATACCGCGGCTGCGGCGCGATGTCCACGCCCACGACCTCGAACCCGGCACGGTGATAGCCCATCGCCGCACCGCCGGCCCCGCAAAACAAGTCGAGTAATCTGGGTCGCGATTTCATGGTCTTTTCCTTTCACTGCTGTTCACGATTCGAGTGCCGGACACTTCTCGCCGGATTGTCTCAACTTGCTGCTCGCTGAATAGGCGGATGATTCCCACCCGCGCGACGGGCTTCAGCCGATACTTCGAGACCACGTACTTCACCCGGCTGGGCGGCTGCCCAAGCTCGTCAGCGATTTGCGCCAGGGTCAAAACGGCTGTTGTTTCCATAATTCTCTCCTGCAAAAAAACTGTCCCCCCCCCCCCTAGAGAGGAAGCCGTTCAGGTGAACAAGCCGTGAACAACAGAAGAATGGCCCTGGCGCTACAAAAAACGAGGTATTTTCGCCAGAGGGCGTTCATGAAACGTTCATGAACGCAATTCCTTGAAGTTTTCCTTGACCTTAGCCGATAGATTTCGTATATACTATGTAGTGTCAATGTAATGACATCTGCATGACAAACAGTGACGCGGCCCCATTGAAGCGTGTCACCTTATTCGCACGTACAGGCGTCATTGGGCCAGCAACAATGTTCATCGTGATACTTCCGATCCTTTCGTTTCTCGGGGATGTACGGCGGTGATGCCGGCAAGTCCGGGTTTGGTGGCTGGATATGAACGTGACTTCCCGGTTTGTGACCACACTTATGATGCTTAGCTGTCCTGCAGTTATGTCTAACCATTGTGTCTTCTCTCCTTGTCGTCGAATAGGTTAAGTGCCTCGCAGCAGACGGCGATCTGCTCGTAGGGGGTGGCAAAATCTGAGTACCACTCTGTACACGTCCCCACTCGCGTGACGTCCGTCAACCCGACAGCGTCCCAGACCTTAGCTTTAACACCTCCCCAAACATCTTCATTCGTGCGGCAGACAACGAAATCCCGCAACCGGAACGCTATGTCAGCCGCCGAGCCTTCCAGCAGGGGAGGGACGGGGCAGCCATCAACAGGAGGAGCCCCTCCGGTGAGCATTAGCACGACGCCAGGATAATCAATACACTTATGGCACGTCCAAACGCTCGTACCTTCATCTCGTTGCCACTCATGCTTCCACGGCTTCTCCGTCAGCACCGCCGCCGCCAACGGCCGCACCGCCGCCATGAACTCGTCAGTCCGGTCCTCTTTCAGTAGCTGTAGGGCTTCAGTCAGGGTCATGGCTTCTCCTCTCGCAGAAGGGCGGCCAGGGGGCAGCATCCTTCATGTCCATTGACACTAGGCTTGATCCGTCTGCATCTAGGGCAATGCCCTTCGGTCTCGATGGCATACTTGATCTCGGAAACCAAAGTATCACACCGGGCCATCGCCTTGCTGTAGTTGTTGATGGCATGGGCCGCGTACTCGGCTTGGGCCTTCGACATCATGGTCTCAAGGAATGCTTCGCACGCCTCTTGCCTCCAAGCAATCGTGAAGCCACGATATCCAGCACGTACTTCGACTCTGGTCGGGAACGGGTTATCCATCGGTCTGCTCTCCAGTCACAAGTCCAGGGCGTTGGGCTTCTCAGGCATCGGGGGCTCCTTCTTTCTCTGCCAACTCTGTGATGTCTGCCTCGCATCCGTAGACTCTCTAGTTCATTTCGGTAACGGTGCAGATGGATGATAAATGCGTTTCGCCGCCAAGTACGCGGCGCGGGCCTCATCTGGAGTGTCAAAAAGGCCGAGATGTTTATCTACGCCATTGACCCCAATTCTAGCCCTGTACTTCTTGTGTTGCTTGTGCCAACCATATCCGCCGCACAGAGTATTGTGCTGATTCTGTATCTGCGTGACAATGCGAATATTTGATCGACGATTGTCGAGAGTCTTGCGGTTGAGGTGATCGCCCTGCCGTGAGTCGCCTCGTTCTAGGCCCAGAATATGCCTGTGCATAGACTCTTGTGCCCTTGTACCATTTGGCAGATAGATGCGCCGCCTGGCGTAGAAGCTGTGCGTGTGGTGATCCCACTGGGCGTACCATTTGTGTTTCGACAGTTCCTCATAGTCAGCGTCGTCAACCAAGGCGTATTGATTCTGAGTAAGCGGTATCTTCTTCATTCTCTTGCTCCTTCTCTCTCAATGGCACTCACACAGCCCACCGTTGTAGGCATAGGGGCCCTGTGGACCTGGAGGATCTTCCGGGTTGTAATGCTCTCCGGGAGTTCCATGCCAGCCCTCGTCGCCTCCGCAACAGTCACACACAGACACGTCGGAGTCTTCGTGTGTAGCCATCCAGTTCCGAATCACTTCCACGTCGCCAGTGTCGTCGTAGATCTCGCAAGTGGCGTCGTCTACCTGCTCCAGATTCAGAAAGCCAGTGCCTTCGCATCGTGTGCATATCGTACTCATTTCACAGCTCTCCGATCTCCAGGGTACAGCGCCGACATAGGTAAAATCGACTCACGGGACCGTCGGGATCGTTCACGGACACGCAGTCAGTGCGTTTGCGATAGATAACGGTACGCGAACACCGATCGCATTTGCCTGGATTGCGGGGAAACTGCAACCGGCGAATCTGGCTCGGTTCTGCGTCAGTCATGGTCATGGTCTTGCTCCTCTCTCGGGCCGCTTGGCTTGGCCTCCGGGTCTTTCAACCAGCGGTAGAGCCAGTCTCCCAAGCGGGCCGCCCCCCACATTTCACCCATCGAGGCATCCTCTTTCATAAGCAGTAGGGCTGTGGCTCGATTTCCGCTACTGTCAGTGATTAGCTTGCTTGCCACCCGTGCACAAGCAATCTGTAATGTGTCTTTCTCCGGCTCGGGCCAGACGACATCTGGATATGCCTGCTGAATCCATGAGATGGCGAATCGCTCTAATGTGCTGTCGTAACGCCTGTTTACTAGGCGACAGACAGCATGATCGTGACTATCCAGTGCTACAACGTATAGGATGTTCCAGTGCTGGTCCTTCTCGGCTGCTTGTCGTCTCTGCCCCTCCCATACGCTGGTCGGGTCCAAGATGTAATAATCCAACTCTGGTACACACTGCCTGCCCTCTGAGGTAAAGACTCCATCCTCCGACACAGTGACCACAGTTCGCCATGCTGTATCTACTCTACGACGCATGATCCGCATTCCCCGCCGGAATCCTCCGGCGTCTGCTACTGTCCGTGTCTCGCTCATCTCACTCTATCTCCTTCCTGGCTGCGCTCATCTGGGTTTCTTCCTCTTGGAGTCAAAGAACTCTTTGCGCGAGATCCCCTTGGCACTGATGCCGTAGTCTCCTATGCTCGCAACGCGGAAATAGCACTTGCGGATATGGAACGTGTCTCCTATCTGCAATGCGTTACCGGTGCCCTGTAGTATCTCATTAAAGTACTCTCTGTTTATCGGGTGCATCCTCCCTGTTTCATCTTGCATCACTCGATCTCCTTCCTGGCTGCGGCGAGGGCGACCCTGCCCTGTTGCGCCCATCTGCGCAGCTCCTCCTGCACGCCATGATGTTTCCATTCTGGTCTCTGTGTTTGCTCTAAGTCGTACCAGTTCGCCAGTGTTTCAAGTTTGTCTGGTTCTGGTATCGCCTTCTCCATCTGTTCGAAGCGGTCGGCTATGTCACGGAGGCGAGCAGCCACCACTGGATCATTCGCCGCTTCCACTTGGTCAGCTATCGCGCGTAGATACTCAGGTACGGTCATGCGTCTGGCCGACAGGCTATCGTTGTAGTCCGCCACCATCTTCGCTAGTCCAGGGTCGGCATTGCCGTATTGATAAGACCGCAAGGCACTGGTCGACACGGTCACCGCCTTGTCCAGTGTGTTTATCAGTGTGATCGCCGCCCCTTTATAGCAGCGACACTTATCGATGACGTAGTGGGCCTGGTGATACATAGGGCAGTCGTTGGCACAGACCATCTCCGTCTGGATGGCCTTAATTAAGCTTTCTATGTCCACTGGTTCATCCTTTCTTGCTGTGGTGTCTCACGTGATTCATTGCCTTTCCTTTCGGGTGACGGTCACACGCATCACCCTTCCATAATTTCCAAGTCCGCATCTTTGCGCAGATATAAAGGATGTTTCGGTTCCCCGACTTTCGTCAACCCAAAGCAATACACCGGTCTCGGGAGTCCCAGCCACAAGACCTTGGCGCCGCGTTTCAGGTATCGGCCGTGATTCCCCCAGGCCGCCACGATCCTGTCGGCTCCCATCGCACTCTTCATTAGCCAGTGGTCGTTGTCCGGCCCGACCGGCGCCCGCGAAGTCCGCAAGGCGCGCGGATCGGTACTTCGCAAAGCAAAGAGATTGGTCACCACCAAACTCGGGTAGCCCCAGCGTTCCGCGAAGCCGATGCAGCGTCTGATTGTAGGGTCGTCCTCGGTGGCCGTAGCCGTGGACGGATTCAACAACACGAAGTTCACGTACGACAACGGATCGCCGTCCTTGAGGTGCCGCGTCAAGGTGTATCGATACCGTCCGTCACTAGAGAATTGCGCTGATCCGGGCAAAGTCATCCTTGTTCTCCATCTTCGTCAAGGTCAAGTCCTCCCAGGGCAAATAGCAACACCGTAGCGCCTATGCCGATGAGTAGGCCACTGAAAAGATCATCCGTCAAACCGGCGGAAATCATTGCTATACCGACACCGCATAGCACTAGATGTTTATCTTGGTGGCTCATGGCTTCTCCTCGGCTGGCGGCGCGATCCGCCGGAACTCGTATCGCCATACCCAGTCGTTGCGCGCCCAGGCATCGTCGCCGTGGATGCCGTTCCACCGGCTTAGAAACCAATACCGAGGGCCGGGCAACTGGGGCAGCAAATCATCTGGATTCTCTCGATACCCCTCGGCATAACAATCGCCGTTGCTGATCTCCTGCAGGCGCTGGGCGATGGGGGTTTCGAACTGGACCCACGCACGTCTGGCCACCTTCGGCATGAACATGCTTGGCAAGTATCCTCGCTTCCAGGTCCACCCCATCGGCTCGCCGGTATCAGGGTAAAGGACAACGCTTCCGTCGCTGGCATAGGCCACGAGGCGATAGAGATTCCGCAGTGGTTCCCGCACCCAGCCAATGTCGTCCTTGACGTAGTTCGGCCAGTGGCGTTGAACCGTTTCGTCCACGCCGCCCCGATACGGCGCCTTCAGACAGCAGGACCCGTACCGGGTATAGCCGGGGTCGATCCACGCCTCGTCCCACACCGGCTTGCCGAAGTCCTCGTGCATCTTCCACCGCCGCGCAACTCGCCGGGTCTGGGTCTTGGTGAACTCCGTGCTCCCGCACTTCTCGCAGGGAAACGGCACGCTCATCGTGCCACACCTGGCACAGGTCAACAACCCACGAACGCTCTCGGTATCGAAGAGGACCGGTTTCTCAGGCATCACGTTGCTCTCCTACAGTTCAGCACCGCCGTCAGCACCGCCGCGAAAGGCGTTCTCATTCGTCCCTCGCCTTCGCCAGGATGCGGAAGACGATCGCCCCGACGCCCAGCGTCCCTTGGGCCAACAACACCAAATTGCTGGCCAGCACTTCTTTTTGCGTCAGTACCTGATCGAGGGCCGCGTTCTGCGGCCACAGGAATTTGGCCAGCGCGACCACCGTGGCTATCACTCCGCACCATACCGTGCGCGATTTCAATGCCGTTGTCAGTTTCATCGTTTGCCTTTCTGGGCGAAACATGTTTCGCCCCTACGTATGATAATGCGTCCGGCCGCCCAGATCGTCGTGGACGTCGTACGACATGCGGGTAATCGGGTCGCCGGTCTGACTGACGTCCACCGCCGCCTTCTTCACCTTCTTGAGTAGTTTCTTGAAGTACCGTTTCATCAACCACGTTCTATCGTTTCCATGGTGTCAACCCTTTCATTCTTCTGTGATTATATTCGCTGTGCTAATCGGCATCTGGACGTATGTAAATGACAGCTCGTGGTCAAGATAAGATGATTTCCCTTCGATTTGGATAGGCTCTCCCGTCTTTGTTTTGCGGCCGACAACAAGCCGAATGTCGTAAGAGTTCAGAGCCAGTAGGGCCTTCGTCACGGGCAGAAACAATTCGAGCGACATGGCACTGTCCGTCTCTCTGTTTATGGCCCATAGGAGTTGGCCTGGGTCACTAAGGTTGTCCATCTTGTACGCAACCCGTTTCTTCTGTGGGGACAAGATAATGCTCTTCCATTTGGGGTACTGCCCTGTAATGCGGGCCGGAAGTAACCAACGACCTTGGGTCAAAAAATACAGCCCTGTGTCTATCTTGATCTCACTGCGAAAAACAATCAGCCGAAGTCCATCAGTTGCAACAAGACAGTCTGAGTTTACCTGGATATACTGCATGTCGTATCGTGAAGTGTCTTTGCATACGACGCGGTGCAATACCTTGGCCACCTTCGGATTTGCCCGCCAATTCCCGTGTTCCGGATAGATCAGTTTTCGCGAGTCCAAGCTATTTCTCCTTCCTCTCCATGAGCCCGGCCAGCCCTCCCTGGCCAGCCGGGCCGTAACGGAGCGAGTGTCAGAACGTAATCTCCAGACCGAATAGACCCGTGAACTCGTTCAGGTCCATGGCACTGGGCAGCGCGTCATCTCCCAGCGGATAGATCAGCCGGGCCGTCAGCGCCAGCGTATTCGTCGGGGCCAGACGCACCCCCACGCCCGGCCAAACCTGCGCGCGACTCTGGTCGATATCATACATGACATCGACATCAACGAACGGTTTTGCGGTCAGACCCGACCACAGACCGAGCGTGCCAGGGGGCAGCAACTCGACCTCTGTACTCAACATGCCCCAGAGGCCGAACGATGTGCTCTGCTCATCGGTGCTGGTCTCTGGTTTGTGCGCGACCGTGAGGCCCCAGGACGCCACGTTGTTCGGTTCGCTCAGTCCGGTGCGCACCAGGACGATGTCACTGTTGCCCATCGCCTGCACCAGGACCGACATCTCCTGGCCCCCCAGTTCGATTCCGCGTGCTGCTTCCCCGGCGAGTGCGGCCCCCGGCACCAGGGCCAGGACCATCAATAATGCTGCTAGTCTCACATTCATGCTAAATCTCCTTATCTCTGTGTTCTCCAGCGGCTACGTCGCCGCATCCAGTTCCGAGAGTTTCTGCTTATAGTGTTTCAGCACTTCACGCATCTCTGTCACCCTCCACTTCCATGGCTCTGTCGATTTCAGATATAGGTATTCGATCATGTAGGCCCCGTAGCGTTTGACCAGATAAACAGCGTAGGCCGACTCGTTGCCGTCGAGGAAATGGTTGCATCGATGGCACTGGGGATGGACGTTTCGCTCGTCATAGCAGGTGGGCCCGAAACCTCGCTTGCGGTAGTGCCCCGCCTCGCTGTTCTTCCAGTGCATGTGGAGGCCGCAGGAGCAGCATCGGACGTAGCCGTTGGCATCGGCGTGCGACCGCCGGATATACTCTGAGAATACCACGTTGATCTTCTTCCGCAGCGACGAGACGGTTTCGCGCTTGACCTTGCGTCTCGGCTTAGCCCTTTTTTCCTTCATGGGGTTTTTGGCCTTTAGTGGCGTCTTGCGTTTCAGGGGCGTGCGTTTCATGTCGGCCCTTTCATAGGCAGGCCCCCGTCCCGGGGTTAATGATACCGTCCGTGGCATCGGCCTGCCTAGGTGCGTGCTTCACGTAGCTTCTGTTCCGTCTCTCTCCAATCTTTGTCGGGCGGGGGAATCAAAATGCCGAACATCGTCTCGGCCTTGCTCCATATATTCTCTAGCCACTGGTTAAACTGTGTGACGTTCAGCTTTGTTTTGCTGCACTCTACCCACATGCCCTTGCCCACCTTCTTGATAAGTTCCCATTGCTCACCACATTGCTTCTTGCACCAGTACTCCGACTCCCAAAGCGAACTGCTCATTGCCTCCGCAATCATAGGCACGACAACTGCGTGAAAGTAGGCATATTGGCGTAAGGTTACTTCTCGCTCCTCGTTGTAGGGTCGCACCTCTACGACAAAACGTTTATGCTTGGCGCACGCCGTCTGGATAGCAGGCCAGTTTGCGGCAGGGCCTTCCTCAGGGCCTTCCTCGACCGTCTCACCCCGAAATATGTCTACATTGCTCATGGATTGGCTCCGTCAGTCTCTTCCGTGTATCGCTCTACTGTGATGATGAATCGGTCGTACTTGGCCGCGGCGGCGTGAATAGCGGGCCAAAGGGTTGCTGGTTCTCCGTCGATGGGTGTTCCGTAATATCGCATTTCTTCAACCTATCATGCCACTGGTTAATCAATCGCCAAGCGAATTCTCGTTCGGCATCAGTCAATCGCACTACCATGGCAAGTCGTCATCCTGCCCCGGATCGCGTTCTGCTGGGGATTGCTGGGGGGACTGCGTGGCGGCTTGGTTCTTCTTGGGCATGAAGACAAAACTCCGAACGTTCATGATGTGGCGACTGCGCTTAGTCCCGTCCTGTGCCGTCCACTGTTCCAGACGTAACTTACCGATCAAGAACACCGGGTCTCCTTTGTGGAGATATTTGTGGAGAGTCTCAGCCGTCTTGCCCCAGGCCACCCAATCGATAAAGCAGGTGTCCTCTATGTCCTTGTACTTCTCCGTCACTGCGATACCGCCCTTGGCGTAGGCTGTCTGGCTTGGGGTAAAGGCCAGTTCAATGTCGCGCGTCAAATGGCCGAGCATTTCTAGATGATTGTGGTTTGGCACGATGTGTCCTTTCTGTGTCTGGGTCAGCGGGCACGTCAATATGTTTCAGTCCCAAGACCTTCATTTCTTTCTGTAGGCGTTCTACGAACATGTCCAGGGCGGCTTTCAGCTTCGTGATGTACTCGTCGTCACGTTCGACGTGCAGGAGAACCGGGTCCATATCCGGCCGGAACGAGAGCCAATCCCAACACTGGCGTTCGCATACCATCATGTTGCCTTGCACTTGTGGGATGTATTCCGGAGGCAGGGTCAAGTCGCCTCGCAGGTTTGCCCGGATACGTTTCATCTGGACCGTGGGGGTGGGCACCTTGATCTCCAGTCCTCCATCGGTGCCACACAGCCCATCCGGGCTACACCCTACAAAGCGGTCGTCTCTGAGTACAAAGCCAACTTGCTCGACGGGGCCGTACATAAACTGGTAATACGACCTCGCTCGGTCCTCGTAGTCGTTACCGTCCTGCATGGCCTGGTTGCGATAGTGCTCGATGGGTTCGCCCAGTTGGAGCCCACAGAGTAGTTCGTTAAGGTAATCATCCGATTGCTTGCTGAGAGCCATCGTCTTCGGAGTCAGTATCTTACCAAACTGAGAGGCCGTGGCGCGGCCAAGTCTGAGCGTGTGCCAAGCCTCCGTCCCCTGTTCCACGTCCAGCACAATCACTGCCGGGCCTCCTTCGCTTCGACCATATGGATGGCTCTGTCGTAGTCCTTGACTGTCAACTGGCCGAGCTCGGTGATGCCGAACGAGTCGAGGAACACCGGCATGTTGGCGTTGACTCCGTCGAGTCTCAAGGCCAAGTGTACCTGCTGCTCTTCGGTGATCCGATCCCCTCCTGCGGCGTTGCCGTCGTCGTTGAGATGGCCGTATGCAACTAGACCCGTCACCGCTTGGAAGGTGATGATTTGCAGATAGGTGGTCGTGGACTTGATTTGCTGAATAGGGTTCTTGGCACCGCTCGTGTCGGGTGGTGCAAAGCGCGTGACTCGCTCGCTGTGACCGTCTTGGTGAGTAAGGATGCAACTGACGCCTATCTGCCCCTCTTTGCCTTCTGGGTACTCCCAGCGATGCGAGAAGCCATGCTTACTGAGAACTGGGGCCGTAGGCGTAACAAGGGCCTCGATGCTCGCATAGTAGCTGTCATACTGTTTATTGTGCTTGTCTTTGGTGATGGTAGGGGCATCGGCGGCAAAATGTGCCATGGCCTCGTTGTAGGTCCGCTTTGCCTGTCGATCTTCCTCGTGGTTGCGAATCGCGATAAACTGGGCCAGCTTTTCTGGCGTGATATTCGGGTCTTTCGCCAGCTTCACAAGAAAGTCGTTCGACACTCCCTGTGGCGCTCCCTGTGGCGCTAGTGCCGTCTCGTGATCCGGCGGCCTGACTGTTGTCTGTACGTGTTCCACTTTGTCGCTCATTTTGCTTGATCCTTTCGCGGTCTTCTTCTGGAGTTCAGAGGGCCCTACTTGCTTGATCCTTTGTGGGAGCCTTCAGGGCGTCCCGAGCATCCATGTAGCCACTGATTATTCCAGCGGTCGCCTTTCTCTCTGCCTGGAGCGTCTCTATCTGCGAGTCGAGCCCTCGCAACTTCGCCCTCTGAGTCTCCAGTAATGTGTCGAGTACGATGAGTCCCTTGCTCTTTCGTGGCATTGTGACACCTCCTAAATATGCTATGTATGGTAGATATAACCTGTTCCATGGCACACGTAGCAGTCTGACTCCGCCGAGTGACAAGGACCGTGCGTCACCAGTCGCCTTTGTCCATGACACTCCGGGCAGATCGTCTTGTCGAGTTCTCTCTTAAGTTGTTTCTTGAGTTCCGTGTTTTCCATTGTCAGGGGATTCGCGATGCACTCGCTGCCTGTTGCCAATCCGTAATTGTCATGCGCTCCCTCGACCCAAGACGCAACCGTTCGGATTTGTTCCTCCGACGCCGTTATCTGCGCATCATCAAATGCTTCGCCAATGCACTCAACCCAGTATTCCATCATGTTCCTCATTTCTACAAAAGCGGGCCATCCATGGCCCCATTGAGCCTCCATGCTATGCTGGTCGGTTAAAGTGGGATATTGTCCGGCCAGCATTACGGTTGGATAAAATGCTGTTCGGCGGGCCCAGGTTCCCCACCTAGGCTCTCACATCACGATATTGGCTAGATATCGTGAGTTGCTCCAACCCGGTTTCAAGACCTCAATACTCGATGCAGTCCTTAAGTGCCCGAGTCAGGCGCTTCAGAGCAATCTGCTTGCCCAACTCTACGCCATCCCGGAAACACCTCTGCATTCGACTGTCAAGATACTCCTGTTGATCGGGCGGAGCTTTCAGGGTTGTCACATCCAATGTTTGCGTGTTCTTCTTGGCCCATTCATCCCAGGCCAACGCTTCTTCGCATTTCATACTAACGCCTCCGATAGAAGGTCACAATGCTGTGCGGCGGGTGATCCGCTATCGACCGTTGGCCCATCAGCACGCGCGCTGCCTCACGGGCTCATTACCTTCGGGAAGACTCTTGTGAAGTTGCGGCCCACTCCCGAGAGGGTTCGCCGCCGCACAGCATCTATTCAGTTGTCAAATGCCCCCTACGGAATCGAACCGCAGTCCACGTGCTTTCCACAGACTATCGTCCTCGGCGTAGTTATGCGGTGTGACGTCATACACCGAAGAACCTCTCGGACAAGACTACGCCATGGGGGCATATTCAGTTGTCATACTGCTGTGAGAGACGGATTAAGCGCATTCAGGACATATACGTCGATTTCGCCGCTCACTCTATTCAGATGGGTTCGAGTCGCCGGGACTCGCTTTCGGTCAACCAGCGTCCTAAAGCAGCACCGTTCATGCCCAACCACTACTCCTCGACTTACGTGTTTACCCGGCCGCGCCCATCGGATCGGCTTGGAGGCCCGCGATGGTCCGCCGTCTCGCAGCATCTATTCAGTTGTCAAAAGTGCCGGTCTTTTGAAAGCATAAAGCGAGATGGGTTTTGTACTTCTCTGCAGGCCCATCTCGCCCAAGGACAACTCAAATCTGTCGAAGGATTTGAGAAGTGCAGAATAGAAGGTTAAACGCACAGCATACTATTCAGTTGTCAATCAAGCTACGGGCCGTTAACGGTCACCGAACAACGAGACTTCCATAAAGCGACCTACTCCAGAACTTGGCCAAATGCAGCGAATCTCAAACCTGCTATATCCAGTGTCATGTAGTAGGTTATAGAGCCGTCGCGCCTCGTCATCTGATCCATACCATTCCATTTGGATACTCGGGTATGGATTGCTGTGCCCACACGACGACACGGTGTTGAAGCCGTTATTCCGCAGGACTTTGACAAGTGCCCGGACTGGTTCTTCGATCTGGCCATACCATTCTGTCATTGCAAACTGACCCACTACTTAAATCCTTCATCAGTTAATTCGTCACCGCGGAACCTGCTGCCTGGGCACTTCCGTCATCGCCCCGACCCCCAGTTGGTCCGGTTCCTGCCGACGTTCTCTGGGGGATTTCCGGCGCTTGCGGACCTTGGCTCGGACCTTCGTGATGCTTGGTAGTTGGTTGTACTCACTCATAGTTGTGCCTCCAGGAAAAAGCGCCCGGCCTGCGGAGGGAGCGGAAGCGAACTCGACCGGGCGCTGGAATGCAAAGAGCTACAGGCCATCCAGGTGTTTCCACGTTGTCTTAGCAACAAGTTTCCGGATTGTTCTCACGTGGACATCGTATTCGTCAGCCAACACCTTTTGTGGCACTCCTTCGCTTGCTAGTTTGCGAATAGTAAGGATATTTCCAGCAAGCAACTTCGCATTGTAGTTTCCTTCGCCCTTCTGTTGGTCAAGGAACGGAAGGCGTCCTTTCTTCATTGCGTCTCTACGGTTGTCGGTATGGGTGCCTAAAAACAAGTGCCCTGGATTCACGCAACCAGGATTATCGCAAGTATGGCATACGAGGAGGCCGTCTGGTATAGGACCGAACGTCAACATCCAACTAAGCCGCGAAGCGATATAGTGCCGCTTGTCAATACACATACTTCCGTACCCATCTGGAATTCGACCTGCCATCCATTCCCAGCATCGCCCTGGAGATGCGACACGAACACGCGACCAAAATACATGCCTAAGTCCTATCCGTGGCTGTCCCAAAAGTCATGGCCTCCTTTATTCCCGCCAAAAGACGGCTTTTGCCATTTCGTCCCCAACACAGGGCATCCTCGGGGCACAACCCCTTGAATCCGATGAGGATTATAGCAGAATAAGAGGTGCCGCCCCGGCTCCACCGGAACATCCTGCTCTACTGGGAGCATCCCTGCTCGGATTGCCGAGAGCGGCACCGTGGACCCCGATCCGTCAGAAGTTGCTACGCTCAAGAGGAGATCGGGGCCGTCGAAGAAGATAGCATGATGTTTGTTTGAGCGTAGCATGGTGTCCCTCATATCACAGGTGTTACGGTATGTCAAGCACAAATCAATCGATTATCAATAATACTGAAAATAGTATGCCTATCAGGGCCAGCGTCATCACCTGAAACCACCACGGAATCACCTTACCTCGGTAGGTCAGCATTAGTCAATGTCCCCGCGCCATCCCATCGCTTTAGCCATCGCGCGATCGCGTCGCCTCAGGCGGTCCTCCGCTCGTATCTGTCTTGAGATATTCACCCATCCGGCTCCTGCCACCAACAGGATCACGGCAATCAGGATAATGTCAACTATCATGGTCATTCTCCCTTCTGCCCGGTGACGCGGGCCTGGATTTTGCTACTGGCTACGTAGAAATCGTTCAACGCCCCCACGTCGCCGGTTGTGTTTCCGAGCCAACCTTGTGGAAGACTATCGAGAAACGCATGGGCCAACTCGAAAGCCTTCAACAGCTCATCCCGTTCCTCCGTCAACTGCTGCGGCCCCATGCCCGTCTCGCTGGCCACGTTGAACGCCTCTGATATTAGAGCAGCGTTCTCGTAGTCCCTGGTCTCTAAGGAGCCAGGCTCGAAAACCTTACACACTGTTATGTGCTTCTTAGTGCGGACTTCCATGCAGTTTGCATCCGCCCTAACGATATGTGTTGGCCCCGGCGTGCATCTGCTCACGTCTACGTGTTCATACATGGTCATTCTCCTCTGCAGTTACGTTCTTCCGACTCTCGCACACTGCCAACCTCCGGCAGACTCACCCCGCTATAGTCATCGTCGCCCCGGGTTCGGCGGCGCTTCTGGGCAGATGCGAGGGCGTCCACGCTGACGACGCCCTTCCTGATGTTGTCGGCCATCAGATCGGCCTCGCGACGGGCGGGGTTGTATGTGCCGTCTGCTGGCTGGTCGTAGACGATCATATCGTAATCGTCGCGATGATAGCAGGTGACCGTCACGATGGAGCCGTCCTCGTCCACGATATGGAGATGGATGATGTGGTTATCGCCCTCGGCGCGATCCCAGTACATGGCCACGCAGTGATGGATATCGATCGATGTGCTCATGGTCTACTCCTCTACTCAATATCCGGAAGCCCCGGCCCTGTGCCAGCAGCCGGGGCGGAGAATGCCGTCTAGTTCTTGATACCAAGCTCAGTCTCGCAATAGCGCTCAAAATCGAGGGAGTCATTGTGACCAGCCTCCAGAGCTTTGACCACATAATCCTCGTAGAGCGTAGCCAATTCATCCGCGCTCCACTGGGTGCCTGTCGCCCATATCGTGGCGTCGAGTATTCGCGCCCGCTGCGCTGCGTGTCTGGATTCTCGCATGATTTCGTCGTGTGTTTCCATGACTTGTCCCTTTCCCAAAGGTTGCGAGTGATCAATCCTCGACGGCCGCGCAACAATGCGACCACAGCCCCTCTATTCGGTCTTGGTCGTCCGAGGGGCAGCCATAGAGTGCCTCATAGGCTTCCTCTAACTCGTCATCGTCTAGTGTGTCGTCATCGTCGTGACAGCGGACCCATGCGATTGCTTCATTTTTGGTCATCATGTTCTATCCTCCTTTTCCCGGCCCCGATCAGACTTCAGCGCACGTGCGCCGAAGTTGCCGATCTGCTGTACATGCTGTACATGCTCAACGTCGCGTGTAGCAGTTCAGGCCGATCTCTATGTTGGCTTGCCCTGGGATACCGGCGCTACAGTAGCGCCGGACACCCGGGGGAAGGGTACAGCTAGATCGGTTCAATCCTAGTCGCCTTGGCGGTTGCGGCGTTGAGCATATCCAAGTCGCTTGGTTCGAGCAGCACGTCCTCAGCTAAGCCGCCAATGGGCCGTCGGTCAACGACTCGATTGCAAGCTGTCAGCAGATCCGGCGCGGCCTCCTCTGCCGGGAAATACTGGGCAATCTCTTGGGCCGTATCACGTTTGCCGTCATCGTTCTGGGCACCTTGTATCCCCGCGTCCCAACCGGCAACCCAGGCCCGCATAAGCGCCTCACGAAAGGGCGTGTGTTTCGTTTCCATGTCATTCTCCTTTTTCCAAAGTTCCTCTCTTCGCTTTCTCTGACACTACCCACCTCGGGCAGACTCATACCGCTGTAGTCGTCATCGCCCTGGGAAAAGGTCAGTCATCGGCATCCACAACCGTACCGTCGGTCCTCTGCGGTGCAGCAACACTCGCGGCCGTCCGGTGCAATATGCCACTCGCGGCCTCGTTTCGTTGGTTTTGCGCGGTGGATGGCATCGCGCCGTGCGAATTCGGCATAGATGGCATCGGATTCTAGGAGCGGTAGTCCAGGGAACGCCCTCTGCACGCTCAGCGTATCTCCTGATTTCACGAGACGCAGCAATTTGCGCAGTTCAGTATTTGTTAGTGTCGTCAGTGTCATTTCCATTCTCCCGACCTCAGCCGTCGTAGTCACATTGCCACGACTGGACGCCACAACCAGCGTCTTGCCGGATCGGCTCGGCGTAGGCGTTTCCAGGTCTGCCGTGATGATGAGTTGGTTGCCCTTGATTTCTGCTTTTACTGTCATGGTCATTCTCCTTCCCGGCCCCGGAGGGCAATGGTGCCGCGCCCCGCGCACTGGCTCTGCTGGCAAGCGAGAGGGGGGTGCGCAGGGATCGCGGCTTAATTGGTTGAGTCAGTCGTGATGTGATTGTGCTTGCCAGCATAATTGTGTCTCCGTATATACATGAGTGTCACACGCTCTGTTATGCGCGTTTTGGGAGTTTTTCGTAAATCGTATGCGCTAAACCTTGATATTGAGCCAAAAACGCATGAAAAAAAAGTGTGGGAAAAGCCTTATCGCAGTATTAAAAATACTTATGGACGCATCCCGAGTTGAGTTATCAGAGGCCATAAAACAATTATGCACTTTTGGCGAGGAAAGTGCATAAGTGCATAATGCATATTTTCAGTGAATCTGGAAACAGGGCTTGACGAATAGCCAAAGATCCAGTGTAATGCACACATGGTCAACGTTAGTTTTCACAATTTGGTATTATCCTTGAATGGCCCGACCCCGGACGTTGGCCACAGCATCCGTCGGGCCTTCTTTATGCGCAGACAATTAGGGCAACGTGGAGCCCGTGTTGTGGCCGTAAGGTAGGCACGTGGCACGTTGCGAGACGGCCCGCACGTGTAACGCGGGTCAGTGAGTCAAAAGGGTGTGGTCCCTACATCGGGTCCACAGACGCCAGGTGTTACCCTTGGCCTGGCGCAGTCGGCCGGCAACGGTCGGTACTGGTGAGCAGGGACGCTGCCACTGCCCGATAACACAACGATTACACTACGTCCCTGGGGTAAGTAGTCGGCTACCGCGTCCCTCGGTCAGCCCCGTTCTACGAAAGTCCTTGCCGTGACAAGGGCTTTCATGCGCATGTGTCCGGAGCCCTGGTCAGCCCCGTTGGTCGAAACATCAGTAGCGCTGCCGTGGGTACTGAGCAATCGAAAAGGCAAAGCCAGTGCGAATAAGCAAGGCGCATTCGTAGAAGGACCAACACCAAAGTCTGTTTACGCAAGAACCCACTTCGGCGCACGGTGCGCCGAAGTTGCCAAAGCCGTCCGGAGGAACAGGAAGGACACCCAAGAGATGGCAAAATTGGGCGTTGCCCATGATTGTAACCTCTGTTTGACAGAAATCTTTTTAGTGGCTATATTGTAGCCATGAACGCGAGTCGCGGATTAGGGCTTGCTGCTGCCAGGCCAAGCTGCCTCTGCTGGCCGACCACCTCCAAGAAGCGATCACCCATTCCGCAAGAGACGGCCACAAATACGCCTCCACCCCGCGCCTCGATTGGGTCCTTGAATAGCCAAGGACCCGGCCCTGCCTGAGAATTCTTCGCTTTTTTTTATTTTGGACGCCCAACGTCCAATCTGGACGCCACCCGTCCAGCAATTGTTTATATAGGCACCGAAGGATTTCTTTATAGGAGCATAGACATGGTCGTCCAGGACCTTTCGACAATCGGCCAAATCGCAGATCGACTGGCAGAGCCCCCCTCGCGCGTCTCCTACATCATCAGCAAGTACAGAATGAAACCTGTTCATCGTGTCGGCATCATCCGCTTGTTCGACGAGAGCCAGATCAAGGTGATCCGCCAGGGTCTGTACGGTATCCAAATTCGCAACTAGCAAGGAGCATTGATGTACGGCAAGATCTTCCCAGAGCTGTATACGGGCAGTATGGTGGGCGCTGGGTGTCACGTCTTTGCTGTCTGGTGCTATGCACTCGCGAGCTGCGATGAGAAGGGCTGCGTCGAACTCAACCCAATTTCCCAGATTTCCCCCTTGCAAACATAAGCACAGTTGATCTATACTGCCAAAATGGCTTATGATAAGCAGTACGGATGCTGTTATAAGAACACACGCAGGGGGACCCCACATGGCTGATCCCACCAACCCACAGACCGCCAAGCGCAGAGCCAAGGGCTCAAAGTTGGGGGGGCGGCCCACCAGGTACAAGCCTGAGTACGGAGACCAAGCCTATCGGCTCTGCCTATTGCACAAGGACACCACGGATGAGGATTTAGCGGAGTTCCTAACTGTAGCAGTGTCAAGCATTTATGAGTGGAAAAAGAAGCATCCTGAGTTCGCGGATGCCGTACGAAGCGGAAAAGTAGCAGCGGACGCCGAAGTTGCAAACGCTCTGAGGCAACGAGCAATGGGGTATTCGCACCCGGAAGATAAGATATTCCTGCATGAGGGAGAGCCTGTAGTCGTCCCAACCATCCGGCATTATCCACCGGATACAGCAGCAGCGTTCATTTGGCTCAAGAATCGGGCTGGATGGCGAGACAAGCACGAGCATGAGCATTCTGGTGAGGTGCAGCTATTACCGCCGCAGATAAGGTAAAGAAGGTTCAGTTCGCTTTCGACCGCACAGATCGACAACGCGAGGCTTGGGAAACCTTGGCTCGTCCGGATGTGCGGCGCGTGCTATATGGCGGGGCCAAGGGCGGGGGGAAATCGGCCTTTCTGTGTGCCTGGGTGTTTACCTACGCATGGAGCGTGATGGCCGAGCACAAGCTCCCTGTGAGCAGCAATCCGCCTCATATTGGCTGGATGGGACGCAAGCAGGCGACCGACTTCACAGCAACCACGCTCCAGACTTGGCGTCAAATGATCCCCGAGGAGTACTACGAGCTCAAGGGTGGCACGGAGCGGGATAGCAAGCACATCCTCATCATGGGTAGGGTGGCAGTGGATTATGGAGGCCTGGACCGCCAGGAGAGCATCAATAAGTTCAACAGTGCCGAGTATGGCTGTTTTGCCATCGACCAGGCCGAGGAGACCAGCCGGGACGACATCTCTGTGTTGCGGGGCTCATTGCGCAAGACGATCAACGGCACACCCCTGCCCTACAAGGAGTTGTACACAGCCAACCCACGCCCCGGGTGGCTAAAAGAGGACTTCGTAGACCAGCAGACGCCCGGGAGCGTTTTTGTTCCGGCGTTGCCGAGCGACAATCCGTATCTGCCTGATGGCTACGAGGATACCCTGATTGATGCGTTTGGGTATCGTCCGGAACTGATTGCGGCGTACCTGCGGGGCGACTGGCAAGGGCTGTCCGGCGTCAACCAAGTCATACTGGAGGAGTGGATCGCGGCAGCCAAGATCCGCTACGACCACGCCCCGTACATCAAAAAATGGGTCTCGGTCGATCCGGCCCGCTTCGGGGACGACAAGTGCGTCATCTTGGCCGGTGAAAACACGGCGATTGTGGATGCGAAGGTTCTGCCGTACTGCCCTGAGCCGCAGATCGTCACGACCGCGGCGGCGATGGCCGAACGGATGGGGGATAGCGAAGGGCATAGAGTGCCGATCATTGTGGAGGTAGTAGGGGCGTGTGGGGTCAGCGATTATTTGATTCAGGACGGCCGGTCGGTTATCGAGTATTGCCCGAGCCACGCAGCAGACAATCCAGATAAATACTACAACAAGCGGTCTGAGGTGTGGTCTACGGTCGCCCGGTGGATGCACGACGGGGTGTTCGACGAGCGGGTGGGGGCGTTGTTTGTGTTGCCGGAGCCAGAGGACGATAGCCTGCGCACGGTATGGCAGCAGGTGTGCCGACAAATCACGTGGCCGTGGTATGATTTCCGGGGCCAGAAGATATTGATTGCCGCGAAGAAGGACATCAAGGCCGAGCATAGTGGGGTGAGCCCGGACTACGCGGACGCGTACATCAACGGTGTGGCTCATCTGCCGATGATTCGCCCGATTGGCGCCGAGCAGCGCAGGCGTGAGCGTCGGTTATCGCGTCCGGCGGCGAGGCATCCGATGGGAATGTGAGGTGAGGTTGACATGAAACGATTGCTACTACGATTGATACTGGTCCTGTTGATGTGTGCTCCCTGCTGGGCGCAGAACGACTTTACCGGCGATCCCAACGTTATTATGGTACAGAACTTCGAGACGGCAGACCGGGATAACCCCACTACTGGCCTGTGGTACGATTCCTCCGGCAACGGTCAGCATTTCACAGAGTCAGGGTCTCCCGATGTGAACGATGTAAACGACTACTTCAAGCAAGGCGCAAGTAGTGGTTACTTCGATGCCAAGACGTATACCCAAGTCGGTAGCTATCTACGCCTAACAGACGCTGACCTCTCGGCAAAGTGGCCGTTCAAATCGACCTTTTCCGGTACGGTGAAGTTCAGTTATTGTGCATGGTTTCGGATAGATGGGCCTCCGGATGGCTCATCGAATAACGCCATTAAGTCCCTCTTCGGTCAATACAAGATCACTGTCCCCGAGCGGGTTGTGGACTTTGGGCTGTATTGGGACGGCTCAATTGTTCGACTCAAGTACTCTAAAGGGTACAACTCTGGCGCAAGTGTGGAAGCTTCGGACGGCACCGCCACGCTCGTTTCCGGTCGTTGGTATCACGTCGGGCTGACCTACGACGATACCGACCATAGTGTTAAGATACGTCTCTGGGATGATACTGCCGGAGCTATAGTCGATAACATAACCGATACCCACGAGAACTCGATGGACCCCAGCGGGTCTGCCGAGTCCGTGTTCATTGGCAACAGGACAATAACACCCGCCCAATATTATGAATTTGACGGCTGGATGGACGAGGTCGTATTCTTCGACGACATTCTCACCTCTGCCGAGATCGACCAGATCCGGCTAGGGACCTACGGGGCAGCCGCAATGGCAAACAACTGGTGGTGGCGCAGACGCCACAACTAACACAGGAGATTCATTATGACGAAGTCAAAGCAAGCCTTATGGGTCACTGGGGCCGTCCTTCTGGCGATCCTCCTGGGGCTGGTGATGAGAGGGATGTGGACACCGAGCACGGCCGAAGCCCAGATCGTCATGGACCCGCAGCCGTCGGGAGTGGCGTACACGCTGCCCATTACGGTCTTCGACTCCAACAGTCCGTGGCGCGCCTACGAGACGATGCCGGACGCCTGCGATGTGTACGTCTATCAGGACTTTACCAGTGGTGCTCGGGCGACGAACTCGATTACCGATCTGGGGCGCTTCGGCTCACTCGTCCTGACAGCCGGTGAGATGACCGGCAGCAAGGTCATTATCGTGGACGTCAATGACGACACCGACCCACCCTTGTTTGGGGACTCACTCATTTACATCCCCTTGATTGATAGCAAGATCGACCTAATCTGGGATGAATTGCTCACCGGCGGGGCGCACCGTATCAAGGGTTCGGGGGCGGACTACCTACGCAAAGCGGCGACCGGCGGGACAAGCGGCGGGGGTGACGAAGACATACCGATAGCGTCCGGCACGGCCCAGGCGGGTACGACCAACACGATCACGCTGGCAGCGGCTACGGTAGATGGAGGGACGGACAATAAGTTCGCCACCATGCCGATCACGATCACGGGGGGTACGGCGGTTGGTGATTCGCGTGTAATCGCCTCGTATAACGGCACCACGAATCTTGCGACGGTCTACCCGAACTTCTCGACCCCGCCCGATGGGACGAGCACTTACGAGATCACGGGTGCCGTTGGGTCCGTCTACTCGGATTCAGGGACGGCCCAGGCTGGCGGCGCTAGTTCGATCACGCTTGCCGCTACGGCGGACGATGCCAACGACGTCTACAAAGGCGCGTTCGTCTATCTGCTCTCCGGCACTGGATCCGGACAAGCGGCGCGTCTAATAGACGACTACGACGGCCCGACGAAGGTCGCGGACGTCAATGTGGCATGGGGGACTGAGCCCGATTCCACGTCGATCTATGCCGTGGTGCCGGGCGGCGAGAAGGCGGGCGACTCGGTCGTGAGCACCACGGTAACGAATACGTACACCACCATCACTACCGGGGTCAGCATCGACGCCAACGAGATCCTCGACGCCATCAAACGCGGCTCGTGGAGCGGTCGGCGCAACTAACGATAGGAATGGGATGGCGAAGAGAGAAGTAAAAGTCGGTGTATACGACCTGGGCGCCGAGAGCGTCGAACTGTGGCTGAGACCCGGGGGTGGGGCAGGCTTCTCGACTCGCAGCGGCTCTCAGGAAGCCCGGGGCATGGCTGTGATCCGCTGTGGGTCGGATACAACCTGGGGCGAGATGGTCGGAAACTTGCTCCACGAGGCCAAGGAGTTCATTCAGATGCGCATGGGCACGCGAATGGTGCCCGACGTAGACTATGCGAGGGATCAGGCCGGATACGCATTCTTTGAGACGCACACCCAGCATTCCGAGGCGTGTGCTCGGGTGGGGCATTTCCTGTCGGAGTGCCTTCCGGACCTGGGCCGGGCGTGGAAGCAGTGGAAGAAAGGGCAGTGATGGAAGCTGAACGAGTGGAAGCGTCGTCTTGTGTGCCAACCAAGATGGCTCGCCGGAACAGTCTTCTGCACCGGCAGATGCAGGAAATAGCCGCAGTCCGTGTTGATAGTCCAGACATCGAGTTTGAGCCACTGACAGACGCAGAGCAGGCAGAACTATTTCGTGGTGTCCGTGACGAGGTGAAGGGAACGATGTTAATGTTTCTGTACGAGGTAAAAGGCACAGTGATGTGCAAGGAGCCGTCTTCTCGGACCGAACATGAGCGGACGATAGCCATTCGCAAGGAGAATGATTTAGCGGCTATATCTAAGCTTGTGCAGGCCGATCTTCCGGTCTCCTCCACGATGCAGATAGAGCATATATCCTACCTTGGCTGGGTGTATGTTGAAGACGAGGTGACGAAGCAACTTGACGACGGGTTCACAATGTTGGCTGAATCGTAATGAATGTCATGACGTAATCCGGATTGACCCAAACGCACCGTCGCGATGACAGGAGCGTCAGAGTATGGACATCACCAAATACAAAGCGGGCAATAGCGAGCAGGCCGAGTTGATGCACGACATCGCGGACTGGACGAGCATGGCCCAGTCGGGCTGTTCGTCGGCATTGGATGATATGAGCCGCAACGAGGCCTTCCACGATGGCGATCAGTGGGACCCGATTCTCAAGGCCCAAATGGAGGAGGAGAGCAAGTACGTTGCGACTATCAATATGGTTCGGCCCCAGGTCAATCAGCTTGTCGGCCAAGTCATCAGCAACCCCAAGGACATTCAGGCGGTGGCCGCCCACGGGGGGATGCGGCAGGTGGCCGATCTCAAGAGCACTCTGCTCAAGCACGCGCTCGAGAGTAACGATGCCCTGAACAAATTCAGCCAGTGGTTCCGGAGCGGTGCCATCACGAGCCGGGGATTTCTGGGGTGGTTCAAGGACTACTACCGCGACCCGATCAACGGGGACCTGACCATCAAGCACCTCAAGGAGGACGACTGCCTGTGGGACCCCACCTGCCGTACCTACGACCTCAACGGGACGTGCGGGGCCGGCGACGCGGCGAAGTACTTCATTTGGTTCGACTGGGCGGACCAGGATTGGGTAGACAAGCAGTGGCCGGAGGTGGCCGAGATGCTGCCCGCACAGCCGCTGGCGCTGGGTAGCCGCTTCGACGCGATGACGACGTGGCTGTATGGGGTAGTGGATCGGTTCCGCTCCAACGGCAGAGCGAATACGGAAGACGATCAGTTGGCCGACTACGCCAAGACGCGCTATCGAATGCAGCATACGTGGTGGACCGAGTACAAGCCGGCGTGGTACTGGTACGATATCCGGCAGTCGCTCCTGGAGCCGGTGATTTTGCTGAAGCGCAAGCAGATCGCCGAGGCCCGCCAGTTGACCGATCAGCACCCAGACGTCTACGCGATGAAGAAATCGCTGGTCAAGGTCCTGCACCACACCAAGAGCATCGGCGACGTCTTCCTGGAGGACATCGTCGATGAGTTCAATATGGCCCAATATAACATGACGCTGTTCCCGGTGGTGGGTTTCTACCCCGAGCATCGTTGGGGCCGGGCGGTCGGGCTGGTCGATGACATGATTGGACCCCAAAAGACGTTCAACTGGCTCCGGACGGCGGTCATCAACCTACTAAAGCTCTTGCCGAACAGCGGGTGGATCATTGGCGCGGATATCGACGGCTATGCGGACGAGTTGAAGCGGCAGAGCGGCCAGGCGGCGGTGGTGGTAGAGAAGCAGAAGTGCGGCGGGTACTTGGAGAAGATCCAGCCCAACCCGTTCCCGGCCGGGCTCGATCTCATCAGCGAAAAGGCCAAATTGGAGATTCGCGAGGTCTCGAACGTCCGCACCGAGGCTCCCGAGCAGGATACAGCGGACCTGAGCGGCCGGGCGATTCTGGCGAAGCAGGCGGCGGCCCAGACGGGCGTTTCGCCCATGATGGCGAACTTCGACTGGTCCATGAAGATATTCGGAAACGTGGGTCTGGCTATCATCACTTGTGACGAGGTCTACTCGGATGACGAGATATTCGCCCTGGTCGAGGAATCGAAGCTGATCGACGACGATATGCTATGGGAGGCCCGGTATCTGGTAGCGCAGGCGCTCGGAATACAATTGCCGGAGGAGCCGGTGCCCCCGAATCCATCGTACCTCCAGAGTGCCTCTCCGGACATCGTTGCCGACATGGGCATGGTCTACGTCGAACAAAAGAAGATCTTCGAGGCTCTCATGCAGCAGATTGACGAGCAGGCGCGGCCGTTGGCGATCTCGGCGCTGATCGATGCGGCCCGTAATCCGATTGCCGGGCGCTACCACACGACGGTCAGTCTGAGCCAGTATAGCGTCACGGCGCGGTTGAGCCAGATGGTCAATCTGCTGGAGACGTCTGCGGTACTCCGCGAGGCGGGGTATCAGCCGCTGCCCGAGAAGACCATTCTCCAAGCGTCGGACTTGCCGAACAAGGAGAGCATTATCCGGGAAAGGGGGCTGGTATGACGCTCTGGTGGGCACTGATCTCGGCACTGATCTGCTTTGCCGCGAAGTCAAAAGTGGCCCATATGCGCCACTATCGGCAACCTCGGCGCATGTGCGCCGAAGTTCGACCTCCGTTTGTCGCCCATATCAGTGCCCATATCAGTGCCAAGCAGGAAGGCGAAGACGATGAGCCGATGGCGGCTGTAATGGGGGTGACTGATGCCTTGGACAGCTAGAGCATTCAGGAAGTTCAATAAGGACGCGACCTCGAAGCAGTTGAGCGCAGCGGCTAAGGCCGCCAATTCCGTGCTGAGAGAGACGGGAGACGAGGGGCGTGCGGTGCGGGCCGGGAACGCCCAGATCAATAAGATGAAGCGGAAACGGAGTCCATCATGAGCCTGGAAATCATCACCCGGCCGACGTGCCCCTATTCCAGCGACTACATCTGGGATCAGGCCACAAAGGGCTTTACGGAGAAGTTCCGGCCGAAGCGGACCAGGGGGTCGGTGGTGGCCCGCCGGACGGTGTCCGTCCATAAGAGGCTGACGAGCGATCCGAAGGTGTTAGAGCGTTTCAACAACCGGCCTGGCAAAGCGTTGTGGGACTGGCAGGGGCGCTGTACAATATGTCAATGCGTAAGAGAAAATGAACTACTGGCACCGAACGGCGGGCTCTGTGAGAGCTGTCACAAAGCCTGCCACAAAGCACAGGAGACGGACCATGGGAACACGAGACCGGATTCCGAGCGACCCGGACAAGCGGCATGAGTACCTCAAGGCTGATGCAGACCTGAAAGAGACCGAGGCGGACAGGAAGCGGGCCCAGGTCAGGGCCGCCGAGGAGAAGAAGCGGCGCGAGCATGAGGCCGAAGAGGGTAAGAAAGCCGTCGAGCAGCGCCAGGCCGAGATCGCCGCCGAGATCGCCAAACGCAAGGAAGAGGCCGCTGCCGCACGTGAGAAGCTACTGCAAACCCCCCTGTCGGATGAGGATCGCAAGAAGCTGGAGAAGTACGAAGCCAAGGCGTCCGCCCAGGGCAACAGCAATCCGAGCCCGGAAATGATGAAGGAACTAGCCGACCTTCGTATCCGCGCGAAGCTGGACAAGAAGAAGTAGGCACATGAAATGGAGACTGATTATGAAACGGAATTGGAAGACCGTCACCGTCCTGGCCGTTGTGGTTGTACTGACCGCTGTAGTGGGGGCCCTGTGCCAGAGTGCGGCGGCTCCGCCCGAGCGTGCTCCTTCCCAGACGCCCGTGAGTAGTCCCTACGAATTACTGGTAACGCCAAACGCGCAATGGCTGATGAAGTTCAAGCATGTGGAGATCGAGGACACGATCACCTGTTTTAACCTGAAGCTGATTCAGGCCAAAATGGCCGAGCAGCAGCAGGCTATTAGTCAGTTGCGGGCCCAGGTTGTGAGTTTGCAGAACCAACTGGCAGACTTTGAGGGACCGCGGGGACCGAGTTCGATCGACGAGCAGCGGGACGGGCTTGGAACCGAGCCCGTCTTGCGGGATGGACCTGTCGACCGTCCGGAACATAGGCCTGTGCAGGAGGGTCAGCCGTAATGAGCGTTGGAACGGGAATCGCAATAGCTGGTATCGCTATGTCCCTTGGGATGGTCGCGGCGATATGGCTGGTGTGCAGGGACCTTAGAAAATATGATTGACCCGAACGTGATAACCAAGCTCCGCGAGCAGGCCCAGCAGGTCAAGGAGACGTGCCGGGGGATGCGTGGGTCTGTGACGTTCCACCTGGGCGACAAGCACAATGAGGTGAAGGTTGACGTCCATGCCTGCGACGTGGCAAAGGTGAAGCCATGAATCGACGCGAGTTCTGCAAAGCAACGATAGCAGCGACGGTAGCCGGGCTCAGTGGTTTGGCACCACGCGTCCAACGAACCGCGTTGCCAATCCAGAACCCGCTCTTCTATGGAAACTGTGGGGTGTATGATGGAATTATCATCAAGGATGATGATGGTATTGCGATGGCAACAGGCAGAGATATAGACATAGCACCGTAGCTTCTTGATGTGGCAAAGGTGAAGCAATGAACCGACGTGAGTTTATGAAATTGCATGGCCACTGCTTCTGGCGTCCTAACTGGCGACTCTACTGGGTGGCTATCGGGAGAAAGGATAGTCTGATAGCTTGTGGCAAGAAGCTGCGGGATGAACTGGACGAACAGTTGCTTTCGTACTTCATGGGATAAGGACAGTGCTCTTTACAACTGAATAAACACCCAGCAGCAACCCAGCAGCAACGGAACACACCGCCTGCGATTTTAGGCCGAGATAGGCTCGGTCTGGTCGCGGGCTTTTTTTGTGCGCCGGTTATGGGCCGGCCAGTTTCCGCACAGCGGGGGCGACGGTCGCCAACGTGCGGTGCCGCAGTGACCGAGGCGGGATGTAGACGGTCGGCTTTTCTTGCACGGCCAGCATAGTGCAAGTGCCGCTTTGGAGGGCGGCGGTGATAACGCCCTCCCGGTCCATGGCCGTTCCATGGTGCCGGGCTTGGTAATGACCCTTGGCCCGGATAACAAGAAAGGGATTTGATATGGCAACGCAAGACATGGCAGTAGAGGAGATCATGGACGATTTGGAGTCCGAGCAAGTGGCTGACGAGAGTCTGGACGAGCAGGATCTCGGCGCCGAGCAAGAGGCCTCGACCGATACTCAGGAGATGGAACACGATGAGTCGGCAAACCTGGCGGCGGTGGCGAAAGAGCGCAATGAGTACCGGCGCAAATTTCGCCGGGCACAGTCCAGAGTGGCTGAACTGGAGGCGGTGAACGTACTGCCCGAGGAACAGCGGGTCACGGTGCCGGATGCCAAGAGCCCGATCGACATCTTCGCCGAGCAGAACGCCGACGACCCGGACGCTCCGATTCCCTTGTCGGTCCAACTGGCCCAGCAGAAGTTCGAGAAGAGTCGGCAAGAGTTGACTCAGCAGGCCCAGGCCGCGAATCAATCGCGTCAGGCCATGGCCCAGAGCATCGCCACCGCCAAGGTGTCGATGGACGAGGACGCCATGGGCGAAGGGCTCGACTTCGATGCGATGATTTCAGCGGGCGGTGGATTCCTCACCGAACACGATAAGGCGGCCGTGCGAGCGGCCGGCCCTCGCGCCGGAAAACTCCTCTACCAGATTTGTCGTGAGTATGCCCAAGACGCAGACACGGAAGCAGGGGACCGCGTCAGAGCGGCCCTACAACCAACGAACACGCCGAAGCCGAAGGCCGAGGCGACAACCAAAACAACCAAACAGGCGGAACCCCCGACCCGGAGAGAGGCGCTTCAGCGAACGCAAAAGAGCGCCCCGACGGCGGCCGAACGACTCGGCATCCGTTTCCCGGACGGGTGAGCCTGTAAATGCTGAAAGGTAGCACACCATGGCAGATACAAGTTTTGCCTTCACCGATCCCAGGGCCCAGAAGGTATGGTCTGCGCGGATGTTCAACGACGCGCTCGAGCAGATCCGGTTCAAGACCCTAATGGGACGCACCAAGGATGATATTATCCTTGTCGATCAAGACCTCACCCGCAAGGCCGGGGGTACGGTCGTCCTCGAATGCGTGGACGAACTGACCGGGGCCGGCGTGGGAGACGACGGGGATACCACCAACAGCGCCCAGGCGATCACGATGAAGAATCAATCCGTCGTGGTCCACGAGCGGGCCACCCGAACCCAGTCGGCCGGGGCAATGAGTATGCAACTGACCTCGGTCAATACCGAGAAGTTCCGTCAACTCTCCAAGCAGCAACTCTCCCGGCTGCTGGCCCAGTGGATGGAGAACGACATCCGGGCGTCTCTGACGGGTGAGTACAACGAGAATGTGTCGTCTGCGAGCATCGAGACCGTCAACGAGGTGTATCCGGAGTCGACTCGCATCATGTACCTCGGGCAGAGCATTGACAGTACGCCGGCATTGGATAACAGCGGGGCCGACTATACGACCGATGCGCTGCTTTCCGCCGCCACTGTCGCGAACAACCTGTTCGGGACGCTGGTCATCAAGAAGATCAAGATGAAGATGGTGATGGCCGACCCGCGTTTCGAAACGGCCAAGTACTATCAGGTCAGCAACCGATCCGAGCGGTCCACGGCATTCGACGTGGCCCAGGGTCACCAGGGGCCACTGATCGGCGAGTTCTTCCACTGCTTCGCCTCCCCGTATCAACTGGAGTCCATGAAGGCGGAGCTGGGTGCCAATGGCTGGGCATTGACTCAGCAGGCGCTGGCGGCCCGAGGCAACGACAACCCGGTCTTCACCGGTGGTGCCTCGCTGTTCGACGGCGTGATTATCCACGAGTACCCGCGCATTCCGACCCGAACCGGGGCCGGTAGTACGACGCTGGCCGAGGGCTTCCTGCTCAATGCCGGCCGTACGGCCACCACGGATGCCGTTGCTTCAGGCGTCACCGTCGCCCGCGCCCTGTTCCTGGGTGCCAACGCCGGTCTGTTCGCCTGGGCCATGCCGTTCGGCTGGTGGGAGGATATGTACGATGCCAATAAGCCCATCGTGAAGTCAGACGGAATCTACGGCGTGAAGGTTTCGCAGTGGAATGAGGCAGGCGGTACGACCAACAAGGCCGCTGTAAGTCGTTACTGTTGCGACACGTGCGTGCAGACGTAAATCAGATGAACTTACGGATTTCCATGATGTTCAGCCGTATGACAAGGAATGCAGAGCGGCATGATGTCGAACCAGTGTTCGGGTTCATATCCGGCCCAGTGATGCCATTCGGCAGCACGTTCAACGCATCGCGCACATGGCATGCAGGTTGGCTTTGCGATTCTGCCAGATTTCACGGATTTGTTCACCTCGTATCTGGCAGTGATCTCCAAGGCGTGCTTTTCCTTGTACTCGTGACCTGCTTCGCTGCGTGCCCAGCGGTTACTTTGGGCGTACAGCTTGTCCTTGTTGGTTATTCGGTACTTCAGCTTGGATGCCTTGATATTCCGTCGTTGGTTGTGTCGTTTGCACAAACGTTTGTTTGTCTCGCGACCCTGTTCAGTGCGGCGGTATTGTCTTTGGCGCTCAGCTTGACAGTGCTTGCATGCAGACTGAAGTCCGTCTTTGGCTCGTTTGTCGCGGTAGAACCCAGAGTCCGGAAGTTCCTGTTTGCAGTTCGAGCAGCATTTGGTAAGTTGTGTGGTAGACATGGTCGATTCTCCTGTAATCGTTCGTGTTCAGGGCCGGACGCGGTATTCGACACCGCTTCTGGCCCGCACTATACCACCACTTCACACATCCTTCCACACTTTCTTCCACACTTTCTTCGCGAAAGGATCACATTATGAGAGCAAAACTTATGATTGCCGGGGTGGCAATCTTGGCCTTGGCGACGATGGTCCAGGCACAGGGCTACGTTCGCCACAACCTCCAGGTGGTCGATGAGCTGGGGCGCAACGTCACGGATGTGACCTCGATCCAGATCAACACCGGAGCGAGCGCCCAGACGATCTACCGAGACCGCCAGCTCAACACCGAGATTACCAATCCCATGACCACGACCAGTACGAACACGACGCTGAGCAGCGGCGGGTGTTACTGGTACGGAACCGATGCCTACAACGTGACTGTCGTGAGCACAGCGTACGGCACCGCCACCTTCTCGGGCTACAATGCCTCGGTGGATCGTGTCGTCTTTCCCAGCTACTGGCAGGAGGCGTCTTCCGGGACGCACACCGACGCCCAGTCCGAGAGCTTCGGTACGGACTCCGACTGGGTGGTGGCGGCAGGGGCGGTAGCCAATCGGTTGACGCTGACGCCCGCCTCGGACGGCGCGACGCTCTATCTGGGTTCGACCTCGAATCAGGCCGACATCTACCTTTGGGGGGCGTCGACCGACTATACGTGGTGGGACGAGAGTGCCCATAGCCTCAAGGCGGTATCCAGCGAATGGGTTCTGGACGACGCATCGAGCTTGTGGCTCGGGACCGGCAGTGACGTGGAGGTTCGGTTCGACGGCACGGATATGGACATCCTGGCCGACGATCTGATTATCAACATTGGGGCCGATGGCGCCGGTTCGGACGTCAATGTGTACTCAGAGACGGCTGGCGACTACATCTTCTTCGATGAAGATAATGCTATCGCCAAATTCCGCGATTACAGCATCAGTCTGGACGACGACGCCGATCTTAGTTTTGGGACCGGGAACGATTTTGTGCTTGATTCGGATACGGCCAAAACGCTGGACATCCTACCGGCAGCGGCTTCCGACGACTACATCGTCAATGTCGGTCTCGATCAAAGCGGGGTGGACCTCAAGCTGTTCGGCGCGACCACGGGCGAGTATTGGCTGTGGGATGCTTCGGCCGATTCGATCCTGCCCGTCTGCGGCAACGCCCTCTACACTCTGACCGACGCGGAAGCCAATCAGTTCAAGGTGGATGCGACGGGTACGGTGGCGGGATATGCCATTGTGTTCGAGACGACTGCCGGCGGTATCCAGTTGAACGCTGACGGGGTAACCCAGGGCGATATCGCGATCGATGCCGCCGACGATATGACCATGACGGCCGGGGGCGATCTGACGCTCGCGGTGACGGGCACGGTCTCGGCAGGTGGCTCGGCGCTGACCAATCAGAAGTATTGGATTGCCAGCATCACCGGCAATACGGCCCTGGCCGCCTCTGACACCGGAAAGACCATCATCGTCCAAAACGGTTCCTCGGGTGGAGACGGTCCCAACGATGTCATCGTGACCCTCCCGGCCGCTGCAGCCGGGTTGTCCGTCCTGGTCATCGATGCCAACGAAACCGCAGCCGCCGATGTGACGATCACCGCCGGAACCGGCGACACGATCGACACCGGCAGTGCGGCGGGCTCCTACATCCATGACACCGACGCGGATAACTACGCCTACGTGGAGCTGCTTGCCATCGACGCCACCAACTGGGCGGTCGTGCGCAAGTCGGGCACCTGGAGTGCGGAATAGTCACTATGTTTTTCTGGCCGTGGGGACAGACGGTCTTCCTTTCTTCTGTCCCCTGGCCTTCTTTGTGAATGGAGTCGAATGACATGAGACGACGTGCGATTATCCTGAGCCTTTTGTTGGCGGTCTCGTTGGCGTCCGGCGCGACGCTGGATCAGGCGACTCCCGCCCCGAACCAAACACCGTGGCGTCTGCTGCGGACGGTAACGACTGATGATACACCCTTGACCGCATCGACGAAGGTCTGGTCGACGATCAAGGACAGTACGCGCTTTGTAACGATCCCTCGTGATTGGACGTGGGTGGCGATCAGCGCCTATGCCTACGGCGATGGCGACGGTGCGGGAGATCCGGACGGCGGGTCGTTCACGTATACGATCCTGGGGGCTCGGGACGGTGCGACGGCCAAGACGGTAGCGACCGGAACCATGACGGCTGGCAGCCTGCGGATGTCGCAACTTCCAGTGGCCCCCCATACGGCCATCAGTGAAGCGACAAACTATGGGTGGATCGAAGGCCCTCCGACCTGCACCGACTACTGGCCCAGCGTGGTCCACGTCTCCGGGACCACGGACGACCAGGGGATCGTCAGCTTCTCGACCAATGCTATCCTGGGATTCGCGGTCGAAGTGTCATCGATGAGTTCCGTATCAAGCGTTTCCATCATCTACACGGGCGGTATCGACAACACGGCCGCCCTGACCGCAACGGCCGCAACGACCTACGAGGGGCTCGATACACTCAATACAACGATCAGCAGCGGCGTCAGTACGCTCAGCACGGGCCTGACGAACTCGGCCAAGCCTCGGACGGCGATTAACAACTGGACAACCGTCCGGACGGTTTCCAGCAACGATACAACACCCGACCCCAACGGCATGACCTGGACAGCGGCCCAGACCTACGGATCGGATATAGAGGAATATGAGAACACGATCTCGCTGGCGTTCTATGCCTATTACAGCGCCGGGGACCCGAACGCCGGCACGTTCGATTGCAACATCTATCTAGTGGAAGAAAACGGAGGCTGGGAGCATTTCGCGAGCGTGACCTGTGCCGTAGGCGAGATGGAGTTGACCCACGACCCGGTAACGGGAACGGCGCTCAACGGCGGATCGCTTCCTGACGGAGAGTCGTACAAGTGGGCGGAGGGTCCGTTCACGGACAATCTGTCGGATTCCGATGCCTGGCCGACGCCCATCAACATCTCGGGTGTCACCAATGGCATTGGCCGACTCAATGTCGATCCGCTGGGCGCCAAACAGGTTGTCGTCCTGATCGATAACAAGTCGGCCACGATCACGAATGTGACCGTGTTGAAGAAGGGCCGGTGACGTATGTCCATCACGAAGGCCGAACTCCTGAGCTTCGCAAACTCTGCCTACGATGCCTCCTATTCCGGGACGGATCTGGACGAGGCCCTGAGTCTCCTGGTGGATGACCTGGCGAACATGCACGTCCTTCTCGACGAGGATACGAGTCAGAGTCTCAGTAGCGGCTCGCTGTCCCTGTCGTATCCGAGCGATGCGCTGGATACCGACCGCGCCATCAAGGAGATCGTGCTGACCAACGCCTCCAGCGTGCGGCAGGCCCCCCTGAAATGGTTGCCGGGCGGCTGGAACGCCTACCATAAGTGCATGGAAGGCTACAACAGTGCTACGGGCGGAACGCCCACGTACTTCGTGTGCCACGACCGGACCATCTACGTCTATCCGGTCCCAAACGGAGCGTTTACCAGCAGCATCAACTACTACAAGCGCCACGGTGCGATCACCGGGACGAACCCAACCATTTCGTTCGGCGACTCCTGGAAGAAGCTGATGAAGTACGGGCTGGTCTACTTCTGGGCCTTGATGAAAGCGAACTCCGAGTATGTCGCGCTGTGGGAGTCGAGGTATCTGGCCGAGAAAGAACGAATGCGGGGCCATATCCCGCGAGACATGGGCATCGCAGGCGCAACGTATCTCTAAAGGAATTCTAATATGGCATGGGCTTATGACTATTCACTTGACACGCCAGATGGATCTGTATCGCCCGTGTCCGTCGTCGACGATCACATTCGCCTGGTCAAGCAGGCCCTGCAAGAGCGGCTGAATGTCGACCACATGATGAGCGTGACCGGTACTCAGGTCAGCGACACGGACGCCGGCAAGCACCGCAAGCTGACCTTCTTCGAAGGTCTGTCCGCCAAGCCTACCCTGGAGACCGGAGAGGCGGCACTTTACACGAAGGAGGTCAATGGCGAACCGGAGTTGTTCTTTGAGGCTGAGGATGGGACGGAGTTGCAACTGACCTCCGAAGGGACGTTCTTACTGGCTGCGAATGACATCTACCTGACCGTCCCTGACGCGGCGGGCACCGGCACGATCGAGCTCATCAAGGGCGGACGCAACGAGGCGGACGATGCCGACGTAGCGGTCCTGCCGGACGAAACCAGACTGGCGACCGATGCCGCGCCCACGGAAGACACGCAGGTCGTGAACAAGAAGTATGTGGACGACCATGTGGACGCCCAGCAAAACCTGGATCCCCTGGGTGCATGGGTAGAGAAACTGAACGCTGTCGTCTATGAGGCGGAAACGGCCGGGTTCGTGACTGCCTATACGAGCAACGGCACGTTTCAAATCATTGGCTACACCGATGACGCGAATCCTCCCACGACGGCCCGGGTCTACAACTACGGCAACGGCGGTGCCCCCAAGGTCGGTATTACGATGCCGGTCAAGAAGGGCGATTACTGGAAGGTGACAGGGGCCGACACCGTCTATTGGATTCCACTGGGGCAATAATGCTATTTGGCATCATCAACAACCTGCTGGCCCAACGGGCCGATTGCCCGCACCTGAAGCTCCCTCAGGGAATCATGGGGGACGAAAGCGAATGGGTCTACTTCTGGCGTGACGCCGTCCATCGGATGGCGGGAAGGACGTTGGCCTTGGCTGGGACAGTGACCCCGGACGCAGAGGCCATTATCCGCTACCACCTGCACGAATCCGTAGACGGTCTGCTCTACTTCTTCGCCTTTACGGCCGACCATGCCTACCTCTGGGACAACAGCAACACGGAATGGGACTTGATGTTCACCTGTGCGAGTTCCTGCACCCACTGGAGCGTAGCGGATTTCGACAACTACGTCGTTGCGACCAACAATCTCGATAAGGTGCAATACTGGAACGACACCACGCCCGCAACGGCCTTTGCCAATCTAGGCGGGGCCAACGGCATTGATTACGACGGCGCGCATTATCTGACCAAAGCCAAGTACGTCATTCGCCATTGGAACTATCTGCACCTGCTATCGACCTACGAGGACGGCACGGAGTACCCAGAGAACGACCGCTGGTGTTCGGCGGGTGATATCACTGACTGGGATACCTCCGGAGCCGGTGATACGAACTACCGGCAACTGGCGGCCGGAGACCGCATTCGCGGGGCGGCCATCTACGACGTCAACGGCGCCAATCAACTGCTGCTGTTCACTCAGCATAGCGTCAATGCCGCCTGGCTGATTACGGCCGATGAGGTCTACGAGAGCCAGGACATCCTGAACCACGGGACCGTAGGGCCGGACTCGATCGTCAGTACACCGGACGGCAACGTGTACTACATCAGCCTGGACAGGACGCGCCAGCGTGACGTCCGCCAGATCGGTGTTGCCGAGCCTCTGAGCTACGACATTCGCACGAAGCTGGCCAACATGCACCCGTCACTCGACCAGTACATCAGGGGTGGATACGTCGGCGCGCTGCGGCAAATCTGGTGGTCGGTTCCGGAAACCGGGGCGGCATCCGCCAATGATACGACGTTCGTCCTCAGTCTCGACACCAAGCTATGGCAGCCTGATCTACCTATCGGGATCTCGGCGTTCGGCACGTACACGGCCCAGGAAACGCTCTACATCGACGATATAAGCGACATCATCGACACCGTGCTGGAGACCATCGATTCGTTTGCGCCAGTAACGGGCGATGCCCTGTTCTTCGTCGCCGATTACAGCGGATACACGTATATCGCGGCCAACGGCACTCAGGACGCCGGGGTGGACTATACGGGGTCGCTCGTGCTCTCGACCGACTTCACGCAGGGCGGGGGGTGGAACCAATACAAGCGCCTCCATGGGGCATGGCTGTTCTTCGAGAGCCGGCCGGGAACGAGTGACGAGGTGACGCTTTCGTTCCGCAAGGGCGATGAGGCGAGTTGGGAGAATCTGGGTACCGTCAGTCTCGATGGCGACGGCAAGAGCCACCGCCAGTTCTTGCGCTTCGATAAAAGGGTGCGGGACGGCCATTTCAAGCTGGCGGCCACCAATGGCTTCGCCTTCCTGGGGATCATATTTGACCTCGATTACACGGGAGCTCGGCTATGAGTATCAAGCTCAAGAAGATACTGGACCTGCCCGACCCTTCCCGCATGGCCGCTCCGGACGTCCAGGCGCACCTCAAAAAACTCAACGAGGCCCTGCAAGACTGGAACCGTCGCCTGCGCGATGCGCTGGTCAACAATGGCACCAGTGGCACCGCGATCATCGATAACGGGACAACGCGCATGACGGTCACGATTGAATACGGAATGGTGACGGTCGTCAGTACAGGGGCGTCAGGTGGCGCGACACTAAGCTGGACAGCCAGTTAAGGATGGAAACATGGGTCTGACAGACTTCTTCAAATCAAAGACCGAGACGATGGACGTCCGCAATCCGCAGAAGGCCGGGGCCGACCAGTTATTGCTCGATCTGCTCAAAGCAGATGCCCCTCAATTGCCGGTCGAACAGATTGCCGGATTGTCAGAGAACGAACAGCTTGCGGTCTCACAGGGCAAGGAGTATGGGTCCAGCGACGCCGAAGGGCTGGATGTATTGCGCGGTATTTTGGGCGAATCGCAGGACATCACCCAGGACCCGACCATCAAGGGCCTGTTGAGCGTCCTCGATGAGCGGGGTTCCCTCGAAGCCAACCGCCTCAGTCGAGGTCTGACCTTACGGGGCGTCACCGGAGGGTCCGGTCAGGATGCCCTCGGCCGGGGCCTTCAGGACGTCCAAAACAACATCCTGGCCACACTGGCCCCCTACGCCGAATCGGCCAAGAACCGGCGTGTCAACGCGGCCCAAATCCTCAATCAACTCGGGGAGGGCTCGACACTGAACCGTCTCAACGCATTGAGCAGTACCGGGGCGATGTCGCGGCAGATCGAACAGCTTCAGAATAGTGCCCAGTACCAGCAGACCATGCAGCAACTGCTGTTCCCGTACACCCACGGCCTGAACGTCGCCGGGGCAATCAGCAACACGCCACAAGCCGTCGTTCAGACTCCGAGCATGTTCTCGCAGATTGCCGAACCGGTTGCTCAGCTGGCCTCGGCGTTCATTCCCGGCTAGTAACGCTGGGGGTAAGTGAGGCAGCGCGGCGGCCGGTAAGCCGCCTGTCGCCTGAGCTAAGTCGCCATGGTAGGGTAGATCATTAGGATTAGTCAAGGAGCACAGAGATGGCTCAAGTCATACAAGATCCTGGCATGAAGGATTCGATGCATTCGGTGGCCAACATTCTCAAGTTGGTTGGCGAGAACGAGCGATTACGGCAGAAGAGAAATGCCATGACGGATATCGTGCGCGCCATGGACTCTAAAGACCCGAACGCATTAAAAAAGGCCATCTCCGTCGCCGCCAACTATCAGAACCAGTACGACACGGGCCTAAGCGGCATCTTGCAGCAGCTCGCCGCGACCCAGTCAACGCCCAGCGCCCCCGGCGTAGAGGCGCTCGCTCAGGTAGGGGTCCCCCTGGCTCAGGCCCAGTCCGGCATCGAAGTACAACAGGCCAACGCCGCCTTCCAGAGGGGCGAGGGGCGGGAGACGTACCGCAGCGACCCGGAACTCAAGATGCGGAACCTGCAATACGGCCTGTCATCACTAAGGAATGACTACGCAGACGACCCAGAGGGTCTGGTGGCTGACCCTCAGTACGAGTGGTACACCACACAAATGGAACAACTGCGCAACGCGACCTTGCAGCCCCAGGGCGGTACACAGGGCGGTACATCGGTCCAGGCCGGGTATCTGGGCGGCAAGATGAACCCAAGTTTCAATGGACAACCGGCACAATTGCCTCCGCCCGAGACTGGACAGATCAATCAAACGGCTACCGTGCAGCCTGCCCTGCCTCCTTCCGGGAACCCACGGGGATTGCCGCCGAGCGACATGAGGACCGGCGCGGCCATTGATGACGGTCAGGGCAAAGGTAAGGTCCGGGCTGGTTTCCCAGGCATCACACAGACAGCCACGAATCCGCAGACGGGTGAGAAGATGGGATGGAACGGTAAACAATGGGTACCGCTACAATAGAACCGCCGAAAGGCTTTATATTGGATGCACCTGCACCGCCCGCTGGGTTTGTACTGGATGCTCCCCCTGTCACGCTGGCCGGTAAGGCGAAGCCAAAGGGTATGACCGAACAGGGCAATATCGACCTGATGAACCGTCCAGATGTTGCCAATGCGGACGGGACGCATAGCAGTGTTCGCTCGATCTCGGTGGGGATGGATGGCCTCGAAGTGCTGATTCCTACCGTGAGCGAGGATGGCCGTATCATGGCCGATGACGAAGCCGTTGAACAGTACCGCAAGACCGGCCGTCATCTGGGAAAATTCGATTCGATTGACGCTGCCAACAGTTACGCCGATGCGCTTCACAAGCAGCAAGACGGGCTCGGTTCCAAGCCCGTCCCGCAAGAGGGGCTTGGCGCCAAGCCCGTCCCGCCCAAGGGATTCGTGTTGGACGCCGTTAATGCTCCGATGGACATGCCTATTCTGAACCCTGAGAGCGGCGCCATGCCGTCTTTGGCCGGTGCCGACCCACAGAGCGGGGCCCAGCCCCCAGCAGGCCCACAGCCGTACCAGATGGCCCAGATGACCGAGCAGTTCTTGACCCCGGAAGCTGGGAGTGTGCTGGAGTCGGCAGTTGCAGGGCAACAGACGATTGAGCCTGGCCCGGCCCCTGTGGGTTTCGTTCCGCCGTTCGGGGGTTCGTATGCCGCCCCGCAAGAAGACGTCTCTGGTGGTTGGTTTGGCGAGGTTGACAGGGCTTTGGCGCGCGGGGGCGTGCGAACGGTGGCGTCGGGTCCGGGGACACTGGCGGCCCTGGCGGAAACGGTGGCCCGCAGTCCGGTTACGCGCATGATCTACCCGAGGTCCGCCCAGGCCAAGGACTTGCCGCGACTGAGCGGTAAGGCCACAGACCTCCAGAGCGTGGCGAAGCTGATCTACGATGAATCGGAGATGGAGTCTCTTAAGCCAAAGAAGAAGGGAATTGGCGGGTACATCGTCAATACGACCTTTGAAACCCTGCCTATGATGGCCGCAGCAACCGCTATGGGAGCAACAGTAGGGGGCGTTGGAGCATTTTCTGTTGGTGCTATGGCCGAGGGAGAGGCGGCTTACCAGGAGGCCAAGAGGGATAATGCCCCCGAAGACGTGGCCCAGACAGAACGCTTGGTCGTTGGGACGATCAACGGTTTCATCGAGCGCATGCAGGCCGATGAGATACTGAAAGTGGGTAAGGGAGTCAGCCTCAAGTCCTTGCGGGCTATCCAGGCCGCCGCTCGCGAGCGGGCCATGACGAAGCTTGGCAAGGAAGTTGGCAAGATGACGTTGGGCCAGGTCGGGGTTGCCGTCAATGAGGGCTTAGAAGAATCGCTTCAAGAGATGGTGCAGATCGGCGCCGCCACAATGCACGGCGACAAGATCGAGTTGAAACAGGATGTCCAGAGAGTGGGGAAGGCGACTGTTGGTGGCTTTACGGCCGGTGGATTGCTGGGCTTGGGCAGTTCTTCGCTGCAAACACTTGCCCAGCAAGCGGTAGAGGAGCAGGCGACCCGCGCGACAGATGTCGGCACAAAGAATCGCCCGGAGATCGGAACGGGTGGAGAGGGTTTCACGCCCACGATTCAGC